CCAGGGGATTCTTGTTCGCCGTCACCATCACCTTCACCAACTTGGAAACCGGCATCAAAATCAGAATCATTGCCTCCGTTCAATAAACCATATTCATCAGATTCATCGGAACGTTGCATGAACCAATCTAATGCTTTCTTACCACCATTTTGTTTGATATCAGCAACAATATCAACTACTTTGGATTTTCCTTGGGTTAATTGGTCACCGACTTCTTTTGCATCATTGATAAAGGTTGTAATGTTTTCAGTATAATCACTAAAATAATCCTTAGCAACTTCTTTGCCAATATAAAGAATCTGTCCGGGAATATTCGGAATGAAACTACTACCTTTTTTTGCCATATATCATCGGCACCTCCTTTAATTATAAATTATTCACTCGTAAAGAGTATTTAAAAATGCGTGGGGCAAAAGCCCCACGTTTTATCTCTTGTTATGTTGCACCAGCTGCTGGTCCTATGTTAAACCTGGTGGCTACTGGATCTGATGCGAGTCCAGCATTTAATTTTGATTCCAATCTCGCATTGTCTTCGGCTTGTCGTGTGAAACGCGTATTGTCATCGACCGCCACTTGTGAATGTCCTGCAAGTCCACCATTATCATTCATTCGTGATTGATATGCATCCTTAAATGCATTCCCTGGCAATTGATAACGATAGTCACCTTGATTCAAACGAGCATCATGTGCTGCAGACACACCATCAATCAAAGCACCACCAAAATTCAATACATCATTGGATAAGCCACACATATAATGCATTACAGGCAACAACCCAGAAACGGCTTGAAAGAATGATGTAAAGATACTTGTGAAAGCAGTGTGATCATTCGTAGATGCTGTTTTATTTTTATCATACATTCCATTGTTTTCTTGCGCTTGACCGACTTGATCGAGTTTATTCGAAACCCAGTCATTTGCTTTAAATGCAGATTTTGGAATTGGCACGTGTGCTGCGACATCTCCGAGTGCTTCTTTTGCATCAAATAGATTTGCATCAATTTGGTTTGTTGCATTTCCATTTTTGTCGGTAAGATGATAACCCGTATTTTCATCTTTCGGTAAAGAGCTGGTTGCAGCAGATGCGAACAATTTACCGAGCGCAGTGTTCGGATCATGCATTAATGTATCGATATCCATTAATGCTTTTTGAACTGCTTTAAATCGATTGGCTTCCAATCCAGTGGAATTTCGATAACCGGTGATAACATCGATAATTGAGCCATCTCCATCTTGTGCAAAGAATCGATCCATGTCATTCAATGCTTTTGCAATTTGTGCAGAATCATTTGAAACTTGTACAATCATTTGATTCTGGATTTGTTGATCAACGGCATTGACAACACGTTGTGCATTGTTTGCAATATCAGTTAGAGATTGCAACAGACCACCCAACAATGCATCGATGACATTGTTTTCATTATTATTCTTATCTGCTCGACGGATGATGGTTTTCTTTGTGATATCCAGTCCCAAATATAAAAAGAATTTACCTTTTGCACCACCGAGCTGTGATATGTCTGTAGAACCAAATATATCGTCTGTCTTTTCAATCGTAAATTGTGCAGCATCTGCAATCACGGACAAACAAGCTGGTGGTTCTGCACCAAATTTTGACATGATATCAGTAACAACACCAGCACTGCTGTTAAAAATATCCAACAAACGTTTGAAACCACGTACTTGATTCACCGTGTTTGTTACAAGGTTTCCGCCATAGCTAAAGCCATCTTCATTTGTTAATAAAGCAACTGGTTTCGGACCATCTGGCTTGTTATATTCTTCCAGTGGAACTCTGGAATCTTTCAGATACCAACCAACCAATTGATCATTTTCATTACGACCTTCAATCAAGTTGTCGAGTTGACCATTGTCGTTTGCCTTTTTCAAAAGTTGTAAAGCGATATTCTTCAAAGAATTCTTTTTCTCTTGCAATGGAGCATTGCCATCGCTTGGATTAGATGGATTCGGATCCCATCCGTCCGGAAGAATTGGTCCAAACTTTACAAATTTTGTCGGTCCGCCAGTACCATAAGATTCCGTTAAATCAGTATGATTGGTAATACCTGCTGTCAAAACTGTGACAATATTGTTCCCAGCATTTTCCACGGCACCATTCGCAAACTTATTTATCGATTCTGCGATGTCATTTGATATTTTCTGTTTATTGACACCTAAACCGAATTTCCGTATATTATCTACAAAAGCGAATGTATTTTTACCAGCTGTCCGGAAAGCTTCCACAATATTTTTTTGGGAGATTAATTGTGTGGATGCATCAAGACCTTTTACGATATCATTTAATAATGCTTCTTGATAAAAGTCCTCGAATTCATCAGAATGTTGATCATACCATTCGATCAACATAAGATCCGTATCAATGAAATTATATGACTCCGTATTGACAGGTTGTCCACCTGCATCGACCGGATTTGCTTTCTTTACAATTTCTTGTAATTGAGAAATGGTGTCAGCTGCATCAGGTTCTTCCTGAAGCAACTTTTGCACACTTGATTCAGATTGTTTTGCATCTGCTTCCGCGTTTCCACCAAACAGACTGTCGATCATCTTACTGATACCTTCAACAATTTTATGGATCAATTCCTTTACAAAATTTTTGAATTTCTCCCAGTTTGTTTGAGGTAGTTGTTGAGATTGATCTTGCTTTGATGGTTCTTGTCCTGGTTGTTCTGGTGCATCTGGTTTATCCGCATTCGGTTCTGGTGCTGGATTTGCGGGTTTCTGTTCCGGCTGCTTAAGGTCGGTATCTTGTTTTAAATTTCGTTTTTCATTTGGCGTTACAACTGCTGGAACTTGCTGCTTGTTATCACTCGTTGGTTGTGATTGTGGTTGTTGTTGCTCCGATGGGTTTGGTTGTGGATTTTCAGGTTTTGGGGGTTCTGTTGGTGCATTCGCATTCGCATTCGTAGACGGTTGTGATGCATCTGTGTTACCAGATGCATCGCCTTCCATTTCTTGTATAACGGGGAGATATTCATAAGGAGCATATCCTCGAGTCATATAATATTTTTCAAGATATAATGATTTTTCTGTTGCAGAAATGATATTGGATAATACCTCCATTTCTGCATAAAAGCTGTCAAACGATATCTTCTCGATATTTTGTTCAAGATATTGTTTCAATTTGTCACACCTCACTCTCAAGCAGGAACTGCATTTGGATTTGCTTGAACAGGGGATGGAGATGTCTGCTGTGCTGGTGATGTCTGTTGCTGTTGTTGTGCATTGGCATTTGCCATATTTTCTTGACGTTTGAAGAAGTTGTTGATGGAGTTTGCATCCATATCAACTCCCCATTTCTGTTTAAACTGATCCGCTTTCATAGATGTTGCATCTTCCGCCATCTGTTGCCGTGCTCGTTTTACTGCGGCTGGATCGGAGAAATCAACCGTCATTTGTCGTTGCTGATTTGCTTGTGCATTCATTTTCGTTTGTTCTGCTTCTTTCAACGATGCTTGTTTTTCTAATGCAGCATCGATTGCATCATCCATATTACCATTGAATTCGGCAACATGCTGTGCTGCCCAAGCTTGTGCAACATGATAATCGTGCATATCATCTAATGCATGGAAGAAATCCACAGTCCATGTTGAAATGTCCAATTGCAGTCTTGACATTGCATCAAGGAATTTTAATGCAGAAGAGTTTGCTTGTAATGTTTCTGTAAAGCATTTGGTAAAGAAACTACGTTCCTTCATATACAGATTCACATCTTCATCTGTTACATCTGCTGGATTATAACCCATCTTTTGTGCATCTGACATTGCTTGATTCTGTGCATGCACTTTATCAATATCATATGTCATGTTGGAAAGATTTTCACCATTTTTTGTTTTAATCTTGGAGAACAACCAGTTTCCGAATGTACCTTTGTGTGTTTCATCGCCAGAATCACTCATGTAAGAATTGATTGCCTCACCGAGCTTACCAATCACTTGAATACCTTTCACACCGTTCACACCATAATTACACATGTTCGACATGAATTCAGCAAGACCTTCTTGACGGAATAATGCATCAATTTTATCCAAAGCTTGCACACGTTCTTGCACAGTTTTGTTCACATCATCCATGATTTGTCGATTCTGTACGATATCCTGTATATTCTGTGCATTCTGTTGTAATAGTTTAGCCCATGATTCCGCACCTTTCACCAATACAGAGTATGTTGCATCAATGGGATTGTTATTCATATTATATGGATTTCGCCATTCTTTAATCATATTCGCAATCAAATCGACAAGAATAACAAATGCTGGATTCTTAACAACAGATCCCAGATTCTGTACACCAGCAATCAATGTAGGAGGAAGTGGCAAGCTAAGAAATGTGATATCAGCTCCTGTCATTTGGAATAAGCTTTTGATTGTTTCGCTTGATACCTGTCCACCTGCATTTGCATCAAACATATCGAAGAAAGGTTTGAATAGTTTATTGTAATTCTTCATGAAAGCTTTCCATTCCGGATTCTTGTATTTTGTTGCAAGAGAAGATACGTCATTGATATCGTGGTTCATAGAATTCAATAAACCGGTAGCACCATTTTCTTTTACAGCATTGAATATTGTCCACGGTGCTGCATTAAATGCACCAGCTGACAACACAGATGAACAGAAACTTTCGAGTGAACCTGCGGCTTCTTTTACATTTGCAATTGTTCCTTGTCCATTAAAATAGGACAGCAGGTTTGCAGCACCACCAACAATGTCACCACCGTGATTTTTGGTAAAATCCACCATATTAATGAGGTTATCAGCAGCGTCTTCTTGATAATAGAAATATCCGTCATCTTCATTAAATGTGTATGTGTATGAATTTTGTTGTACTTCTTGTTGTGGAGCTGCTGATGCATCGGCGGATTGTGTCGTGTTACTACCACCGCCAGTTGCACTTTGCATTGCAAGTAATGCCTTATATGCAGCAGATCCCTTTTCCACTTCAACAAGAATTGTTTTTTCATTTGCTTTCTCACGATCTACATTCGCTTTTGCAAACATCTTCGTTGCCAATTCATTTGCTTTCTTTGCAATCCAATCACATATCTTTGCAATCGTTGCCATCAACTTCTGTAAGAAGGATTGTTGTTGTTGATTGTTTTCATCCGCTTTTGCATCTTTATTAGCATCTGCATTATTATCATTTGCATTTTGTGGCGGTGCCTCTTTTGACTCTGGATTGGGTTGTTGTCCATTATTGGGATTTGCTTGTCCACCATTATTGTTATTATCAACTTTTACAGGAGGATTTGCATTCGCTGTTTCTCCTCCAGCCGGTTTTGCAGCAGCCGTTACATCTGTATTATTTACAGTATTTGCAGACGATGGATCATTTCCATTTGCATTCCCAGCAGCAGGTGCGGGTGCGGGTTGTGGTTGAGACTGTGCTTCTTGTTTGTTTTCAGGTTGTGATGGGGGTACTTCCCCATCTTCTTGATAGAAGAATTCCTGAATTTCTGTATTGGAATAATTCTTATTCAGCAAATACATTTCCATTGCCATCTGTTTATGATATCGATCAATTTGATTAATCATGACATCCAATTGTTGATATTCTGTCACGACATTGATATGATCGATGACATCTTGCATATACATGTTAATCCCCCTTTTCTTTCGTTTTATCTTCGGATAGTTGATTGCCACTAACTGCGATTGCCAAGAGTTTTACAGTATCAGAACCGATGATTGAAAATGCATGAAAGTATTTGACCATACTCAATGCATCTTTTGAAGTACGAAGTAATTCTCCAAGTAATGGGTCATTCTTTGCACGTTTCGACATAGCATTGGATGATAATGTTTGATTCACCAATTCTGCATTTTTATTAAATTCTTTTAACAATCTTTCCATTGGCAAATCAATTCCTCGTAAGAAATTGATACATTCACAATATGTTTTTGCATCATTCCTTTTGAGTTTTTGACCTTTCAGATCCATCGATTGATTTTCCAATTTTTTGGACATGATTTTACTACCCAGAATTTCTTTTTCATAGAAATATTGACACTGACGGAATACGGGATGGTATTTTGAATCATGTACCTTAATTTCTTTCAAGACGTGGTCTGCACGATATGCCACAATTCGTTTTGGTGCCCCTGGCATGATAATTGACATATGTTTTAATTTTTCATTCAATTCTGTTACTGCATCTTTGATCGCTTCCGAAGACGGAATATATCCATAGATAGAACGTTTATTGACTGAAAGTTTGAGATATTTCACAACATTCTCAAGTGTGCATAAAAGTGAATATACACTAAATCCCGTGAAAATTGTAGTTGCTGCTGCACTCACAATCGGATTGATAGGAAATGATGCCATTGCAAATGATGCGAGTGTTGCACCATGTCCAAGCATCTGTTGCTTCAAGGGATTATTACGTAATTCTTTCATTCTTGCTTCATATTGATCGATATCGACAAATTTGGAAACGTCTTTCATATTTGCAAATCCGACATCACCAAATTCTTGTACATGTTGAGATTTATTTGAAGATTTATGTTTTTCAGCAGCTTGTCGAAATGCATTACTCAATTGATCCAATTGGGATTCTTTCAAGCTACATACTTTGTTTAGAGCTTGTCTGGTCTTTCTCGAAGTGATCTTTTCTATAATTTTTCTCACCCATGTGCAAATCTGTTGCCAGATTTTTTTCATAGTCTGTATAATTTTTGAACCAAGGGATTGCTTTTTGGAAGATGCTTCGTCGTTATTTGGTAATTGTGAATTTTGATCTGTGTCATCACTCTGAGATGGTTCATTGTTGTTGGAGTTTTTCATTTCTATTTGGCGAACGCTTTCTTCATAGATTCCATAATCCAACAAACAATATTCTTTGTACAAATAGTCCATTTGACTCATCGCAACATCAATCAATCCTTGTTCCTGTTCATATATGATATTATCAAAACAATTCAATTTCTTTCACCCTTTCTGTATTAGAAGAATTGAACCAATTCCAAATCGTCATAATGGAAAGATTGTGTCCATTTCTCAACGAGCTCTTTACGTGCTGCTTCTGCGCCACTCCAGTCGTCAATCTTAACATTAATTTCTTTAAATGCAGAACCAACTTGATTCATATTCTTTAATTGATTATACAGAACTCGTTGCACATCTAATACAGCAAGTTCCATGAAAGATTCACGACAAGATTCTGGAATCGTTTCACCAGTTAAGTCATGTTCACATTTTACCACAAATTTCACAAAAATGTTTTCGGGGAAATTGAATAATTGTATCTTATTATATCCTAACCATTTGGATGTTGGAGTGGTTTGGGTAATGCCTGCATACTTATTAATGGCAGCACCTGTTTGTGTTGCGTTTAGAATATCTTGTGGATAATAAGAACCAAATCCAACAAATGGTGAACCAACCGTGAAAGCATTTGTTAAAATCTCTCCATCTTGATTTGTAGCAGACGCCACATAGGCGTCTGCATAAATCACTGGTGTTGTTGTTAATGCTTCGGGCACATAATAGATGCAATTCTTCTTTGCAATATCATCCGGAGAACGAAGTCTCTTCTTTTCTTCAAATCCTTCCTTGATCAAAGGTTTAAATTGAGAAAATGTCCGGATCGATACTTTTAAAATTTCTCCGATCACATTCTCTGTGGAATCTTTATATGGTAATGCAATTGTATTCAAACCCAATGTGAGTTTGATATCATTTGTTACATCGGAGATATTCATATTACATCACACCTTTGTTAAAAATTAACCACGTTTTGCTTTTCTTCTCGCAGATAATGCATCGGCTTCAGACTGTGCTTTATCTGCATCTTCTTGTGCTTTTCTTGCTTTTTCTTCTAAACGATCAGCTTTACGACGTTTGCCATTTCTGATATCATAATAATCAGTCGCTTCATCATGAGCCTGATCAAACTTGTCACGATACTCTTTACCAAATTCTTTACCTGCTAACTTAACAAGTTGCTGAATTTCTTTCTCACTGTAATCACCAGATGCACGAAGTTTTTCTTCATAACTCTGTTGACCAGCTTTAATCGTGTCGTTTTTACCCTTGGACATAATGTGATCACTTGTTCCAAACAATCTCTGTCCTTCAGCACCTTTATGTTTTGCATAATTTGCATCAGCAGCAGTTAATTGAATTGCTTGTACTTCTTGATTCATAATCTTTGCTGCATTCATAACAGCTTTCATCGGACCTGTCATTTGACCAAATGCTTGATCAACTGCTGGACCTTTTTCTGGATCAGCATATAATTGATTCATTGTCTTCTGCAATTCGGTAAAAGCATTATTCATTTTTCGACACATATCTCCAGCCATAAAGAAATAAGTTTTCCAAATAGAAGGTGGTGATTGTACGTTCTGATTTAATGCCTTCATTAAAACTTCTGATTGCTGATTCAATTGTTGAATCATACTATTTCCTTCTGCGATAATCTGCTGTGCTGAAAATCCCTTTAACTTCTTTGCAATCTGAATAATTAAACCAGTCAAAGCTTGCATTGCATTTACACTGTCTTTTGACATGTGTGTGGGAATGTTTCCTTCTCTAAACCAGATTCGATAGAACTCCTCCAATTTACCAGTATCTACATTTGTTGGTTTTGTTAGTCCTTCGGACATACCACCAGATTTAGTCTTCCAACTTGCCATAATTTGAGAAATGAATTCATCTTCAGACATGCCACTGGATCTGGCTTCTTCAACAACTTGTGTTGCATTATAAACGACTTCCTCTGTTTGTTTACCGGAGAAGAATTCACCAATCTTTTTGAAGAATCCCAAAATTGCATCGAAAATTCTTTGGAAAATGTTTCTTTTCTGTGCTGGATTTCCACCCGCGGGTTTCATTATTTTTGTTGGAGCAGGAGCAGAACCAGTCTGCCCAGCCTGTGGACTCGGAATGGTGCTTCCAGGATTTGGTTTAATATTTCCCGGAGCAGTTGGATTAGGAGCTGGTGCTGGATTAGGATTGGGATTAGGAGCAGGATTGGGATTAGGATTTGGAGCTGGTGCGGGGGCAGGTGCCCCACCACCAGCCGGTGGTTGTGAACCAGCCGGGGGTGGAGGTGCCGGGGTTTGTAATGCTTCAGAATAATAAGATTCTAGAAGATCGCATTTTTGAGCATATTCAAGAATTGCAATACATGTATCAAATTCACTGGAATATTTTTCTAATTCCAATTCTTTCATCATAAAATCTGTCATGATCATGACCTCCTTGAATCAATCTTCAGGCATCTTTTCACTGTCTCTGAGTTGACCACGTTCATTTCTTACAGCAGTGGAGAATCCGACTGTTCTCTGGTTCTCGATCTTACCTCCAGCCTGTTTGATCATTTCGATAATAAGCTCACAACAATGAACAGTGTAATCCAGAGCTTCAGATGTCATAGTAATCGCTTCTTTCATTTTTGTCATTGCTTCAGCCAATGCTTTCACACCATTCATGTAGGCACCTTGTGCACGAGGATCAATTTCAGCATCTTTCTTCTGTAATGCCTTTACAATTTTTGCAAGCTGGGAATTCCCAGAACCATTTACTTCATGCTGAAGATTTGTGAGTGTATCATTCATATGGTTCAATGTATCAGAAATTGCATCATATGCCTCAGTCAATTGCTGACCTGTAAAGCTTGTATGATCATCACTCTTAATGGTTTCTGCCATTTTATTATAACAATCACGAAGTTTATTAGCTTTCGTCTCTAAGGAACGTGCCCATCCCTGTGCTTGATTGAATCCAATTGTGTATTTATCACCATGATCATTGATGTGACCACCACTTGAAGTAACTTTATTGTCAGCTCTATCAAGTTTGCCACACCAGTCATTCAAATCATCAAGTGCTTTGCTTGCATTATTTAATGCCGAAACAAATTTCTTATTAAGAATCGGAAGTCCTTTGAATTTGCCGGTAACAGCTGCATTAACAGCAGTCTGTGTGAAGTTTTCATCAACGACTTCTTTTACTGTCTTTTCTTTCTTGAGTCCATCGGTAGACTTGGCTTGGTTTGCCCAGCTTTCAAAATTACCATCTGAAATATTTGCCGGAGGCTGACCGTTGCTTCTATTTGAACTGCGACCGCCACCCGGAAGCTGATGATCGGTTGCTACACGACTTCTACTACCAGAATCAACAGATGAACTACGACCTGTTCCCCTATCGTTTTCTTGTCTTTCACCACCCGGAAGCTGATGACCTACGGACACAGGTCTTCCATTTTTATTACCAACAACAAATGTACTTCCAGCTTTTGGTGATGCTGGTCCAGGAAGCTGATGACCTACGGACACAGGTCTTCCATTTTTATTACCAACAACAAATGTACTTCCAGCTTTTGGTGATGCTGGTCCAGGAAGCTGATGACCAGTACTGAGTGCAGATCTTGTTGCAGATGACAATGTACTTCCAGAACGAATGCTTGAAGTAAATCTCGGAGTGCTCCAGGAAGAATTAATTCTGCTTCTGGTTTCAGAACTTGCTCCAGATGCAGCTCTTGCGGCAGTGTGTACAGTATTTCTACGACGAGTCAATCTACGAATCAACCATCTGAAGAAATTGATAATTGCCATAATCAGACGAGGCAAGAATAGCAGGAATCTTGTCAACATTCTTTCACCAGGGCGTCTTTCAAGTCTTTCATTCGCTTGATCAATTGCACGGTCTGTTTTGACACGATGTTCATACATACGAGCTCTTACTCTTGTCCCAAATCCAGGGCCACCATTTGTTGTGGCAGCTTCCATTAAGAACTCCTCAGGAATGATAGATTCATCGAAATCGTATTGCTCCAAAATTGTAGAATTCTTAATACAATCATTCATTAAATCATAAGCTGTATCCAATTCAGCAGATACGGCATATTCGTTAATAATATCAAACATTGTTTGTGTCATAATAATCAATCTCCTTATCTATTATATTTTGAATTTGCTTTATGCATCACTGGTGTGGTTGGGTCATTATAATATACGCGAAGTTCTGATGAAATGGATTGATTTGTGGTCAACCACATGTAGATCAGCATATCATCATGATTCACCTTTGCTAATTTTTTATACTGTTTCTCTGTTACTCTTGCGACATTTAATGTTTCATTATCCACACTCTTTTTCATCGCACGAATAAAAGCATTTAGTTCTTTGGAACGTTCAATGAATTTATAATTCAAATCGGGAAATTCAGATATTGCGATTTTCTTACGATACTTATCACTCTCAAACATCTTGTTGTAAAATGTATAGGTGGATTCCAATACTTTGTGTTTGTATGTCTTTTCACCCGAGCTTTTGTATTCACGATATCCTTTGAGATATTTAATCATCTCATCCAGAATTTTTGTATAATTCAATATGGTGTGTTCACCGATTCTCGAATTACCCTGATTACGATGGGAGGAATCTTGTACCGCAGTAAACAAATCACGGTTCTTCAATACATAATCTTGTACAGCTAATGTATCTTCCATACTTAACCCCTCCATCCTTCAGGATAATTGACACCAACTTGCCACATACGATCTGTACGATTCACCGGTCTCATACGAAGAATTTCTTGGAGACATCGATTGAGATCATTCTGCATTTGTACCAGATATTGACGATTGTGTGGTACAATGTATCGATAGTCATGTGTGTCCAAGCAGTTCAAATAGAAATCGACCAATTCCAGTTTAGAACAACAATATCCAGCAATCATAGATTGGTCATTTGCATCACGAATTGCATTTTTCTGTGTAACAATATAGGCAACGACTTCACGAGGAATTGGTTTCAATTTCTTCGGTTTCGCCAACATTGCACCAAACTCTTGGTAATATTCTTCTTCATCATATTCACGATATCGTTGCATATATTCATTTTTCACTTGCGGAGGATCTTTCTTTGGAGAAGGTGGATTTGGATAGGATGATTTACTAGAAGCTGTGCTTGCTTTTGAAGGCATCGCATCATTTGCTGAGGATAGGATTTTATTATTTGTTTCAAATGAAGATTTCTGTGAGGGCATCATCGGTGGTGTGGTACCACCAGCACCAGCAGTTGTACCGGCACCTCTACCATGAACAACAGTTGGTTCATAAGAACTCTCACTTTCTTTTGCAAAACCAACATCTTGATCATCTACATCCTCGATGTCAATATCGATATCTTTCTTACGACCTTTCAAGAAATTCTCGATCGATTTCTCTTTGTCAGAATCTTTGTCATGATCGTTATCGTCATCTTCTTCATTAGATTGCTTTTTATCATCATAATACTGCTTTACTTTCTTAGCACCTTTCTTAACGACTTTCTTAGCAGCTTTCTTGGCAGCATACTTTGCACCTTTCTTAACTACTTTCTTAGCAACCTTTGATCCGATGTATGCACCCATGATACCATTTTCATCACCGGCATCTTCTTCGGAATCCTCTTCGTCTTCCTCAGCATCATCGTCTTCCTCATCTTCGGATTCTTCATCCATCGGTTCATCATCCGGTTCTTCTTCATCTGTTTCATGGTCTAAACCAATTTCTTCATAATCATTTTCATCAACAGTATCTTCTGCTTTCACTTCTTTGATTTCCTTGATTTCTTCAGGAACTTTTGCCAAAGAATGACGAAGTTCTTTAGGTGCACCTTTTCCTTCTTTGTCTTTGATGTCAAGATAGTCTGCAGTTAAATCCATCACAGATGTATCTTTTTCATCACCATGCTTTGTCAAATCCATAGTATAATTAGAACCGTTCTTCGTATCTGTGTCAGAAGAACCAAAGTGCCCATCTGGATTCATGGCGCCAACCACCATACCAATTGCATGATGCATTGCATGTGGTTCATCAATATGTTTATGCATCATTCCCAAGTGTGGTAAATGTGTCATACTGATGTATTTCACTTTGTTATCAATGTCTTCCTTATCATCAAATAGAGAACCGGATTCAATTGCATCAACAACGGCATTCTCTACATACACATCCATATCTTTGGGAATTAACATTTCAATCGAGTTACGTTCACCGAACAAACGAGGTACGTCACCATCATATTCCATGATCAAACAATTAGAACATTTCTTTTCCGGGAACTGAATCGTTAAGACTTGATGCAGCATGTCACCGTCACGATTGTCAATTGCTTTCTTGATTAGATCTCTCGTTAGATTCACATCTTATCAGTCCTTTCTATTAAATTATTTTAAAGGAGATGCTTATTATGCATATCACATTTGATTTGAATTCCATTTTCATCATAATTGGAATTCTTTGTTGTTTCGTATTCCATCTTGTCACATGGTTGCATATTAATAAAATGCAACGACAAATGAATCAGTTTGCCACGTTACTATATCGCATTCATCAAAAGTATGATGATTGTCGTGATACATTATACGAAGTAGATGAATATACCAAGCAGTTACACGAAGGTTTTTCCATACTTCAGGTAGCATATAAAAAAGTTTATGGAGAGAAGCATATGCCAACCCCACAAGAAGCCGAACAGATTGAATCATCCATACGGGATCTATTAGCAATTGAAATTGTCTTATCACAAGATATGAATGTACCCAGAAGAGATTCTGTAAACAATGTGATTTTGTCTACAATTCGAACGTATCCAAATATTAATGAAGAATATATTATTAAGAAAGCAACAAGTATTATCACACAATTTGTCAAAGACAATCAATAATTGGAATAAGATGTGCGGGGCATATGCCCCGCAATCATCTTATTCTATATAAAATTCTTGGAGGAATCGATCATGTCAGATATTAGCCGCCTGTACCAGTACCACCAGAAGCTGTTGTTGTTTCAATCAGACCAGCCTTGATATCAGGAACAAGCTTGGTATTCTTACAGATTACAAGACCCTGAATACCTTGAATTGCAATTGTTCTGTACTGAGAAGATGTAGTAACCAGTACAGCCTGACCACCAGGATTGTTGATGTCAGCATAACCAGCATTTTCAGGAGAGTTGGTGAGGTGACGTGCAAATCTCAGGTGCTTATAGCCAATATGGAATTTATCCATCGGATATGCAACAATTCGGAAGAAGTATTCACGAGACTTGTCTGTTGTAGCAGCACCATCCTGATATGCATCAATTGTCATATATGCATCAATTCTGTTGGATGCAACAACACGAATCGGGATTTCAGAATCAGTCATAACACCAAATGCATGGTTCATCATAATACCACCAATATTGGTAGACTTGGTTACTGTCCAAGATACAAACTTCTTGAGAAGTCTGGTAGCCTTCGGGTTTGCATAGATAACAAAGCCGAGGTTTTCCAATTTACCTCTGTCACAGAGTTCATAGATTAGAGAGTTAATTGCATTATGAATTGCATTGGTTCTGTATTCCCAAGGATCTCCAGCAAAGCTGTTGGAAATGGAGCAAGGATCCAAATCAACATATTCAGTATGTGTATAAGAATCCAGTGCATATACATCAGATTCATATCCATCATATTTTGCAAATTCATCTTCGAGGAAGTCCAGAATGTACTGGTCTTCGAACATTTCCTGAGCTGTTACAAGTTCCTGAACCAGTCTGTTATAGAGGTTGAAGTTGAGAGAAGCGTTAGCTTCAGCGAAGTCTTCTACTGTAAACGGAAGCTGGAATCTCATACCATCGGAAATGAGGAACTTACGAATTTCAGGATATTCACGGAAACCAACAGTTCTCAGGTTGGTTTCATTGGACATTCTACCCTGAATATAGAAACCAGTGATCACACCACATGTAGATGCAGTTACATAACCCTTTACAAAGTCAACAATACCTGCGAGGTAGTCGGAGATACCAGTTACAGTCTGTCCAGTCGGTAGGTTGTTTTCATCAACAATCGGAAGAACCATTTCTTCAGTAATTCTACCGTTCTCGAATACACCACCGTTCTGTACGTCGATTGCAATACCAGCACCCGGAAGCTTTACTTTAGAACCACCAGTGATCGTACCGGTCTTCTTATAGTATTTACCAGCTTCCCATGTAGGAGCAGATGCACCAGTTACAGCAGTATATGTTGTACCAGTAGAGGTGTAATAACTGGTATACTTTGTAGCCCAATCACTCGGCTGAGAAGTGGTGATTGCATAAGTATCAATATCAGTACCTGCAGTACCAATCTGCACATACTGGATGTTGAAGTCATAAGATAATCTGGCTCTTAGATTCTTCTTTCTATCAAGTGGCGGTAAATCACTGCCATCATCATCCAGAAGCCATGTATACATATCAAACTTCTTATTCGGAGAAGCCTGGATCTGGGAAATCAGCAAAGGAGCGTTGTCCTTGATTCTGTAACCCTTACCTGCATTCCAGAGTTTCTTCCACAGCGGCTTACCATCTTCATCCTTTACAAACCAGATCTTTGGTGTTTCATATTCTTCACCAGTCTGATTGTTTACCAGATACTTTACGAAGATACGCTGTTCGATATTTGTAGAGTTTGCAGTCTGAACAGGAATCAGTTCCTTACCGAGGAATCTTACATACTGCTTTACGAGAGCCGGGAAGTCCAGAGTTGCAAGCGGTAGATAGTTAGATACATTATAAGATTCCTGTACCAGGAAGGACTGTGCAGAAGAATCCCATGCTTTATCAATCTGATCGATGACAGATTCCAGATGTACTTTTTCAGCTTCTACTTCTGTTTCATCTTTCAGAGCTGTCAATTCCTGAATAACCGGTTCAAGCAGCATCTGCTTATATTCTTCCATGATGGCAGGATTCTCCATCATTCTCTTTGCGTCCTTCATTACATTGACGCCGTTATATGCTCTTTTCAGTGTTCCAACAGTATCTTCAAAATGTTTATCAAATCCATCAGACAAGTTGTCAAGTTCTGCCTGAGATGCGGAATTGATCATTGTTTGCTGTTCCTGGAACCATGTGCCATGTGAGGCAGCGGAACGTCCGTATGCCATAGAAAACATCTCCTTTGGTATCATATTAATTCAATTGATTATTCTCGTTTGAATCTTTTAACTTTTTCAAGTTGTCATTTAATTGCTGGATTAGCATTGTATATAAAGCATCGAGTTTTTGGAAGAATATTAAATTCTCACCATATTTTGCACCAACAAAGTTTCCGATCAAGTAGGATTTACCCTTATCAAGTGCAGCTTTTAACCGAGTCATATTATCATCGTTTTCTCTAATTGCTTCATATGGAAGTAATGGAATTAATCGGTTGATACTTTCAATTGTATCTTCAATTTCTTGGTTACGATCCATCATCTGTGTGTACAATCTCTGATTCAAAATTGAATTTGCTTTATCAGATAATTTAGCACCGGGATTCTGAGTACCTTCTTCTTGTTGTCCATCTTCTCCAGCGGCTGGGTCTCCACCCATATCCATTCCATCACCTGCGTCGAATGCCATGTCACCCATGTCCATTCCACCGCTATCTGGTAATGCGGGCGGATCACCCATAGAGGCATCGGGCGGAGCACCTGCTGAAGCATCCATGCCCATGTCTGCTCCACCAGCATCAAATGGTTCTGCAATACTGCCACCGGCTTCCATTACCATGACAAAGAAATTGTCTTCTTCCATTTGATTGCGTCACCTCCGTACATTTCATAATTAAATCCATCCACCATAATCATATCCATGACGATTCATTGGATGTAATGGTGCGGCTTTTTGCAACGAATTCGTTGTCACATTTGTTGCTTTCTCTACCATCTTACGACGGATTCTCATGAGTTGATATTTCTCCTCATGTTTCCCTTGTTCATTGGCTCGACGAATCTTATCATCGATAATCTCCAATTCTGTTACAAAATCCTTTTGGACTTCTTTCTTCATACGATCACGGTTTGCAAATTGAATTGCTCCCCGACCAAGTGCAAGGCATCCAATCAATGGACCGAGTGCAAATGCAACAGTGTACATGCCAAGATCCGTTGCAATACGGAAAACTTTACGAACGAGTGTTCGATAATTTTTATCTTCCACCATTCGTGCTTTCTGTTCGTTTTCATCTCGAGCCAGAATTGTGTCAACTTGTTTGGTGACCCAATCACGTGTTCGTTCAAAGGGTTGACCAATTGCTTTTGCTGTATTCTGAGCTTGGATAAATCCTTTCTTGGCTTTTTCTTGTTTATCCAGTAACTTACGATCGAAATCTTGTGCTTTTACCATAAGACTTTCATGAGGTTCTGGATTATAATCGGGAATTAATCCCATGTCAGCACCAAATCCACCGACAAGAGAACCGGCGATTTTGGAGGCACCTTCTTCAACTAATAGGGGCTCTTTGGAATTTAACATATCAAATACTTCTTGAATGCTTTTGCCGGTGGAAAATGTGGCATCATTCATTTGGTTCTGATCACTTGTATCCATAAGATTAGAGGAAGATGTGTCATTATTATAATTGTTTGATCCCCTATTTTGGTAGGGGTTAAATCCACGTCGATAACGATTGTTTGAAGTTCCACCTGTCGTCTTATTAATGGATCGATCAACCGTATTGGTGGATGTACCACCAGTTGTTTTATTTTGAGAACGATCGGTTGTGATGTTGTGAGAATCCGTTGTATTGGTAGTATTGTTGGAGTTGTTGTAGTTGTATGTGATGTTGTACACGATATGTGAGTTTTGGTCTTTTGGTGTCACTTCGGCAGTTGCACCAAATCCATCTTCCAGATCCATATTACCATTTTCATCTGGTTGCACTTCGTCCACACGATCTTCAATAGAATTGATTAATGTGTTAATATCATTTGTGGGAACACCTTCTGGAAGAGGTGCTTCTTCTACATCGATATCTGGTTTCTCTGTATTCTTAATACGATCTTGCATGTATGCTGGTACTTTACCATCAATATCATATCCAAGTGATTCACCAATGAATTCTAATAAATCATTTTCAGACAATCCAGCATTGTATGCTTTATCTGGTAATGTGGAAATGTCCATGTGGCAAGCTTCTCTAATGACTTTACCAATATATGGGTAATCACCGATATCAAAATCCCCAAGTGATTCAATCATGGTAAGTGCTTGTTCTGATACTTTGGATGATGTGAGTTTCACTGGTTTCATTTTGTCATCATCTTTTGCTTTCGTATAAGGTGTTGCTTTATTGGAATTATCATTGATACGAGCACGGACAGATTTTACAAACCCATCTTCTGTTTCAAACTCATCTTTCTTTTCAGATTGAGGTAATACATTATATAGGATATCTAGATAGATACGGGAATCAAAGATATTAAACAGAACAAGCAATGTGTGATTGGAGATATATGCTTGTGGATCAGATACCAATCTAAGTGACAAGAAGTCTTCCAAGAATTTAATGGTTCCTTCTTTATCTGCTTTGAATGTGGTAAATAAATCATAATCCTTAAACCGTTTTACATTCTTATCTTGATCCATGATGGAATCGTAAGAATCGGTATATTTCTTCAGATTCTTTTCATTGAATAAACGATCTCTGAATAATGCGGGATCCATAAACACACGTGCAAGAATCGATGGTAATACCATAGATGTATAATCATCCGGATTTACATGATTCTTACGATCATTCAACCAATTCTTTACATCCTCTGGTGTATTGCATTCACGTAATCCTGCAATCAGTTTCTTAATCACAGAAACAAACTGTTGGGATGGTTGAAAACGATTCTGATGATAACGAATATGATTGGGATTGATCATGGAAAAGAAATTGATTTCCGCTTGTTCGTTAAAGGATTCTTCTTTTGCAATCTCAACAGAAATATCCCGACGTTCTTTAAAACGTTTTAGTTCAGATTCCAATTTCATTGTTTTTGGTAATTGAACCTGATCCGTACGGAAGATTCCCTTGACATAAGTTTCTCCATCAAAAATACGAAATATATTTCTATCACCAATAATATCACGAATATCACTCAATGACAATTCAGAATCGAATATCGATAATGGTCTTTGATAATGCGATGGTGTTGTGAATAATGTCATATCACATATGCCATCTAACAATTGATTGAATTCTGTTTTGTGAGAATCAATGGTTTGTGTCATTTGATATGCGATATACGAATGAATCTTTCCCATATCCGTATCATCATTCTCATCGGACAAGGTATCCATCACATCTTCGTAGTTACCAAGCTTCTGTGGGATATCTCGAATTTCATCCAATGCTTCTTCAATACGAGATCCATCGTGAAACCACGATGGATCAATGCGATTAAACCATTTTATCATATTAAACAGAGATGGTTCCAACTCTTCTTCGTTATCTTCATCTAGATCAGGGAAATCTTTTGTCTTAAATCCAGATTGTATAAATTTACGAATGGCATCTGCTGCAGCTTTCATTTCTTCCATATAATCCGAGTCAACATGAATTTCCAATGTGTTTTCAGTTATTGCTGCCATTCATTACACTCCCCTTAAAATAGATAATGCTTCACGACGAATATCTGTTGGCAATGGAATCCACATTTTTGTCATGTCTTGTTGTTCCACAACAATGTTACCGTCTTTAATTCCCATGATTTCATCATTGGAAATTTGGAATGATTCACAAACAACCTTCAGTGTTTCAGATTGATCATGACAATAGTCCGCAAGATCTTTGAGGAATAGTGTTTCTGTTGCAGCTTCCATATACTTTGCTTCAATATCCGCATCCGCACCCACATGAGATGGGAAGTCAACCATATCCCATGTGATGACCTTTGTGACTCTCATGTTTGGCTGATTGCGTGGTGCATTCGGAATCATATTTCCCAATAAACGTACGGAGAATGAGGGTACGATTCCCAAATCAATGACTTCAGAAGATGCACAGATTCCGGCCTTTGTGCCGGGATGTGTTGTAATTCTTCCTTTGTACTTAGAACCTTCCAAACGAGGGTGTGAAATAAAGTGTGAGGAATTCAATGGTTCAGGAATCGTCATACGAATATCCGAATATTGTTGTCCTTTGATATCTGGATTGGGGTGATTGAGTTCACCTCTCCATTTATTTTGCTTTAATAATGTTTGGATTCTTTCATCATTATCAATGACAGAACAAACATTGTGTGCATCATATCTTCTGCCCATTCGATTATAACAATCAAATGTTTGCAGTGTTGCTTCAAAGATACAGAAAGGCTGTCCGGTTGTTGCTTTCTTTACGATATAACCATCTTTCTTCATTTCAGAAGATTGTGGTGATTCTTGAATAAAACATGCTGTATTATATTTAGAAGAAGCACTTTGTGTAGATTTTCTCATAATGGGTTCTCTCCTTTCTCTAATTTCTAACTTGATTAATTTTTAGAATGATAAATGTTGCCAGCAAACAAATATAAGCCTTCGCCAATAAATCAGAACATTTATATTTCTTACAGAATGGATCGATTACCGGTTTGCCAGGAATGGCACGATCAATTGCCGTTGGCATTTTCGTGATACGAGAGATGTATGCAGTTGAATTGATATCATCAATGGAATGGTGTTCTTTGACGATAAATACATAAAAAATCAAATCAATGATATTGGCGATGTCTTTGGTTTCTACACGTTGTGCCAATTCGTATAATTCATCCGCACGAACATTCTTTTGTTCTGCGGTGGCTTTATACAATTTGCTCTTTGTCCGATAATCTCGGTCATTCGTTGTAATCAAACGAACCAAATTGTTTCGGAGTGTTGTTGTATTCGAAGTGGTTACATAATCTTCGTCACCTTTTAAATCATCACCAATCTGGTGATCTGGATCTTCGATATCTTTATAATACCGATTTGCCAAGGTTCTCATATTTTGTTGGAATGAGGTTCGTACACGGTTTAAAAATCCAACCATGATATTGATACTCATCTCCAATGTCATCTTAGATCTCCAATATGCAAAACAGGTTTCGGTTGTCGTACCAATCCAGTTCATGATATTCTCACTCTTCACCAATCCCCATGAGTTATCCAAATGCATATACGTATATGTCATAACTGGAATCGATGGTTCTGCGTCTGGGAAAGAATGGTTGAATACCAGACCATATGTTGTTAAACCCAATTGTTGTTTTGCAGAATCACGTAATTCACGATGCAATACTTGGTCTGCATATACTAATGCGACGGCATGAATGATATTTGTTGGAGTTGCTGTTAATGTTTTGAAGTCTGTTTTATCCGAGACTTCTTTCAATACATCTTTAAATGTTTCTTTCAAAGAAGCATTGGTGAACCCAAATAACGACACACATCTATCAACATATAATCTTGGATAAGAAACTCGCTTTGTTGGGAATTCTTTCGCTAACATATTTGCATTTGCATCCAAGAATTCCGTACCCAATGCGATATATTCTTTTCTACCTTTTGGGGTTTCTAACACTTTCACAATTGGATTCATGATTTCGGTACAGAAGGCAGACGATGTGTCTGCCGTTTCTTGTAACCATATTGCCATTTCATGTTCGGTGTATTCTTGTTCCATGAAATACATGAGAATCCCACCTTATCTATTTCTTTTCTTTTTCTTCTTATAAAATGTCTGAGGTTCTTCTTCGGTAGTTTCTTCAATTGTGATTTCTGGAGTTTCATATGGCTCCTGTTCTACTTCTATCACATTGCCAATTTTCTCAGATGTAGATGTGACTTCAACAACGACATCTGGTGTTTCGATTTTCAAATCCGGTGATGTTTCAACTGTTACTTCAGGAACTGTTTTTTCAATGACCGGTTCTGGTGCCTTTACTACTTTCTTGGGTTCCACCTTTTTGGGAACTTCAATCGGGGTTGTCAATTTCGTTACTTCCTCTGGTTTCTTGAAGAAGTCATTGACATTTTTCTTTGTAATCAATAAACCGGTGACAGCATCACCGATTCTAAGTCTTTCAAAATTCACGAGTCTTCTGATTTCTGCTTCAGAAAGTTCCACATCATATTTTGGTGCAAGTGTGCCAATTCCGGGAATGACACCTTTTCCTAAGATATTTACTTTCATGAGATTACCTCCTTCTGTTAATCACGTCCCATGATGGAACGTACCTTATCAATTGAATAATATGCCTCTGATACAAGGTCTGTTTTAATACCCATACACATGAAATACACATCTGCTTTTAGAATGGACGGTTTATCATAAACGCCCGTCTTGCAATCTTCCAATTTGCAGTTACCTGTTTCGGCAATTTGTTGTAACATGTTATCATATTCTTCCACATTATCCGCACGAGCACCCAAGAATTCGGACATGACAACATCCGCACCCATTCCCGCAAGAACTTCATTTTCGATTGGTGTCATCACACCACCCTTGGAGTCGCCTTTCAAACGACCTGTGGATTCATCACGATCTTTATCATCATATGTCAAACCAGTTTTCTTAGCAACCATTTGTTGTACACGTTTGATGTTCAGGTATCCAACCAACACAGGTTGTTTCGAACGATATGGTCTGTTCGGATCTCCAGATACATGTGGTAAGTAGATATATTCAAATATGGGTACTTTCAAAAACTCTGCAGCTTTGGTAACGTTCTCGAATTTTAAAATTCGAGAACCATCACCAAATTCTTCAATATCCAACCGGAAATTAGACTTCTCATCTTTCAAGAAATCCGTGATCCATTTGTTGAATTGTGGGTCTGACATACCATTGAACATATCTGCATATTTCTTTGCGTTAATATTGGTGGGATCTAATAACTGCATGGTTTTGATAATGAGATCTTGTATCTTTTTACGTTTGTCTGTCATACAGTATCACTTTCTTTCGTGATCAACGAATGTCGCTTGGTGTAATTGAAGAGTGTGCATGTTGGTTAATAAATGTTTTAACCGCACTTTGAATCTTATTACAGCTAATATACCAACGCACGATGTTACCATGATCATTCCAATATAATTCAATACGGCATTTTGAATTGTCGTTCTTATCTTCATCTCTGATGATTGCATCGATACCACTTCTCGATACAGGTCTCTGTGTGAACACATTATCCAACTCTTCGAAAAACCTATTTAATGTCAAATTGTCAATAATCGGACGACGTTGATCATTACGACTTAAAAGTGGCGATGCTTGTTGACGTGCACCGTTGATCAATACATTTGCAATTGTTTGTATAATTCTCATTTCTTCCACGAAACAATTTCCGAGAATCGTCATAACATGTGAATATTGTTGTGCCATATTTCGAGAATCTTGGAGTTGTTTCTCATCCAATTCCGTATCACGAATGACACGGATCGCATCTCTTGACTTTACCAAATTATCATACACATCATTGATGGCATAATCAATGATACCGTCAATGATTTGATCAAGAATTTTGAGATTTTGTGCAACTGGTATCATCCGAACACTGTTTGATGTCATTCTCTGATATGCACGATGTAATCGATCCCGATATTGGTTTGCTGCTGTTACATGATTCGCTACATTTCGATCATATAATGTTTTGACATGACCATCTGTGATCATCTTGACAAGTTGACTGTTGTTGAAATCATGGAGTACTTCAATCACATTTTTATTCAACCATGTCATATCCCAAAAGACGGTACTCATATGCTCTTCTCCAGCCGGTGTATGTGTATTTGTATATCGAGAATTTGTCTTCATCTTTTCCAAACGTTTCTTTGCACGAGTCAATTGTCCTTTACGAATCCATCCAATAAATCTCGTAATAACTCTGGAAAAGAAATCAGCAGCTCGACGAATGATATTGACAGGCTGTGCAGCTTCCATGGTATATTCAGCCAATGCCATTTCTTTAATCAAGTTATTTCCCATTTCCAAAAGGACATTCGTTGCATAATATTCTTCCATTGTCTCAATATTTACCATTTATCACACCTCCTTCAATGAAGCCGGATTATGGTCGGGACCAAGTGTCCATCTCATCCACTGTAAAATGACTACTTGAATTTGTGTTACATACATGAATGCACGACCAAGATCTGTCATCGCATGTACATATGCTTCTTGACGACGCTGGACATCTTGTGAACGATTTAAATTCTGGGTCGCTAAATTATGCGCTTGCTGTCTCATTTCCGGAATGCCTTTACGAATTAATTCCAAAGATTCTTTGATCGCTTGATTCGTCACAATGATGGAATCCAAGAAGACATCCACGTTACGTGCATCACCACGTTTTGCATGTTCGGCTTTCATCTTAAGAATTTCGCCAGTATTATTATGATTTACATAGTTTCCATTGTCACCTCTTGCTTTTGCAAGTTCGATATCCACATCACTGTCTTTACCAATATCATGACGATGTTTCAATGGACCGTGACCATTGATACTATTTAGATGACGAATTTCATCATAAGAATCTTGCAACTTCTCACGAAGCTTTCCGATATTTCTTGCAATTTTTACGAAATCATTACGCTGATCAAAAACTGCCGTACTTGCATCGATTCCATTTGCACTTGCAACAGAATTGTTTGGAACAAATATGATCATATAAAACATCAATGTGTCATCTTTCGGACCACCCATGTGTGATGTATGCACGTTACCACCGGCAGATAGACGAGGTTGTCCAAAATTAATACCGCTACCATTGGAATGGTGTTTTCCGATATCATTTAATCCAATCACATCTGATACGTTTTCTTTGTACCATTTGTAATCAACCATGATTCCTTCGAATACATCATTCTTTTTATAATTATCCAGATTGCGAATACGTCTGGCAAGTCTATCTGCATGTGCGCTGAGAAAATGAGAACGGATTCTGTTGATGATACGGGCAAACCAATCAATGATACGATGGATGGTTGGAACATGTCCGTCATCTTGTATTGTTTCATGACGACGGTTGTTCTTACTACCACCGCCTTCTTGGAAGATATCCGCTTCTTCCATATAATATTCTTTTACCAATTGAATACCAAGCTTATCCAGTGTCATCAATTCAGATTCCAACTGGATATCACCGAGGTCTTCAAGTGTTGTTAAGATTTCTTCCGTCATGTTAAATCACCTCTTTAATTAGATACTTGATATTTTCGGAGATATAATCGATTCAGTTTGTCATATGTGATACCAATAATCACTTCTGGTATTTCTGAATTTGCAGTAATGTAATCAGAACCTTTAATGACAACACGTAACTCATTGCAAGATTGATATGTCTTATTGATATAGACATCGATTTCAATTCCAGTTAATTCTAATCGATTACATTGATCATAGATTGCATTTTTTATCTTTGTCGGAATGGTATTATCATCAGAATATTCAAATAGATACTGTTCGATATCAATTCCCAATTCAGGTATACTTGGATATTGACCCGGTTTCATCATCAGTAATGTGACAATGACATTACAACACATTTCAAATGTGGAAATGATTTTTGGTTTATGAAATTCATCGATATCCATGAGTGCGTCATATCCAAGTAACTGAACTGTGGAAGGATATCTAGCATTGACTTCCGCCAAAGTGATTCCTTTTGTATCAAGCATCTACATCATCTTCCTCGAGATCTTTCTTGCCGAATAACTTGTGACGTTTCTTCTTTGGCTTGAATTCTGGTTCATCATGATTTGATGTCATCTCGCCATCATCTCTACCTTTTCCATTTGCAAGAGCAGATTCTGTTTGTTCCAAACAACCAAGATATGTTTCCATGGTATTCATGACATATTTACCAAGATCATCAATGGAATCAATCATTTCAACAAATGCATTACATGTATGCTGTACAGATGTATTTAATTCTGCCAAACCTTTTTCTGTATCAGAAGCAATACTGATATTTCCTTCCTTCACAGCATTTTCCAATCCGGTAATCTTTTCCAAACCCTTTTCCAGTTTCTTTGTTTTCTCTGTCAATTTGGATGCGAGTTCTTCATAGAAATCCGCAATCTTAACAGCACCGGATTTCGCATTAAAGATAATACCAAGATTCAATTTACCATCTGGCATGTATGTTTCTTCCATTTGTTTGATCTTGGATAGATATCCAGATACACAGGATTCATCTCCACCGCGTACACCAAGTGCAACACCTTCTGCAATATCAGCCCAATCATCGATATCATCCATCATCTTTGAAATACCATTCATGTTCACGAGACCTTCCATGGTGATTTTATTCTGATTCATGGTAAGCACAGGCTTTGCATTTTTACCCATTTCTGGAGTTACCTTGTCAACCTTTTCTTTTCCTTGCTGGATGGCTGCACGAATTTTTTCGGGAGATTCTTCAATTGCATCTGCCAATCTGGAAGTTAATGCACGAAGCATCGTATCTCGACCAAGTTCTTCTACTAATTTAGCACCTTCAGAGGCAATAAAGTCTGTTGGCTTCAAAGGCAACGGTTCACCTTTCGCAATACTTGCGAGTGCAGCAGTTGCATAACCTGCGCCACCAGCCAATGCCATCTTCGGCATGTTTCTTGCTCTCTTTCTGATCTTTGCAATTTCACGATTGATCTTGACTTCAATACCGATCAACAAGCCTTTGTATGCAATAAAGGATTTGGTTTTGTGATAAAGTGTTTGTACAAGATTCTTGATGACCAGGAATGGCCAAGCCACGAGCTTGTATAATACACCACCCTTTTTCAAATCCTTACCGGTGCGATGTACAACGTTACGAATGATGCCTTTGCGGGGAACACCGTTCTTGAAATCGAGAATACGTTTTGCACCTTTTGCAACAGGCTTTACCAAACCAGCAGCGGTCTTGCCTGTACCACCGAAGAATCTTTCCTGTACAACTTCTTCACCATCTTCAATAGTTTCTTCATCAGATTCTACGACAACATCTTCACCATAGAAATCAGATAACATGTATTCCTTATACAGATCATCAATCATGGATGTCATGATCTGACGTTCTGTTTTCAATTGATCTTCGGAGATCTGATTCAAATAAGATTCCAATGCATATTCTTTTACAGTGTCATCATGTTCTACCATTCCAGGCTTGGGAGAATAAGAGGAAGACACTTCTTCTTGTGTCAATGCAAGTCTTGCTTCTCTGATTCTTGCGGCTTTGTCTGCACCAGACATATTACTTGAAGACTGTAACTTGTGAGCAGCATCTTCACGTTGCTGTTTCATCTTTGCAAGGTCTGGATCACTGACGTCTGTTTTCGCTTTCTTCTTTCTCTTAAAGAAATCAAAGAAACCCTCTTCATCGAAATCCACATTTTCGTCGGAGTCATCATCGGAGACACCTTTCTTCTTGGATTTCTTTTTGGGTTTTTCATCACATTCGTCACCATCACACGCATCGTCGTCGCATTTCTCGTCGTCACATTCATCTTTATCCGAATCGGAATCATCCATATCGAAATCATCATCTGCATCATCATCTAAGTCAACATCTGTATCTGTTTTCTTAGATTTCTTTTTCTTGGATTTCTTCTTGGGTTTTTCATCGATGTCTTTGTCGAATTCATCAGCATCATCGTCATCATCACATTCACCGTCTTCACATTCTTCTTCATCATCATCGAATTCCAGATCGGTGTCTTGTTTTTTGGATTTTTTCGGTGTTGCTGCTTCGGTTGTTGTATCGATATCAGATGAACCGGGATCACCATCATCCATATCGCCAGCTGTATCATTTGCTGTAGTATCCGCGGATTCTTTTCCAAATCCAACTTTAGTGCCACAACCATCTCCACATTCTTCTACATCATCTACAACATCTCTTTTTTTGGATTTCTTTGCAGATTCTGTTCCAAATGTAATGCTCTTTCCATCTTTTGAACCACAACCATTGCCACATTCCTTGAAGTCATCAATCTTTTCATCGTTGGATTCTTGGAAGATGCTTTCATCATAATCTCTTCTTAAACGACTCATGATTATAATCTCTCCTTTACTCAGGTTTATTTGTATCGGACTTTACATAGGTCTCTAAGAATTCATCATAATTCTTATCGACAATCTTAATGTAATTGATACTCGTCTTTTTCATCTCCACTTTCATTCTGGCATCTTTCAAATATTCAATCTCACGAGCATGTTCCATTCGTGGATGGGTGTTATCTGATTCCTTGATTTCTACCTCTAATGATAAAGAAGGAATAAAAAAATCAGGAATGTAAAGATGGGTTGACCCATCTTTCCACTTGTACCAGTAATTATTAGGAGAAGGTGCGATAATGTCATCGGGAGACCAATCCAAACTTTTCAATTGATTTAAAAAGTCTGACTCATAAGTTCCGATGACATGAAATTGATGTGTGTCATCCCAAACATAATCTTTTGACATAGGATGATTATGAATCATCTTACGTTGCATCTCTGCATCATTGAGCAAATGTTCTTTCCCATATACATTCACCATACGTTGTTTCATTTGATGAACATATGCCTCTTTACATGCGGGATTGTCACACAACCTCTCATACTTCAATGTCTCTTTATTAAAGTGAACCTGGTTCTTTCGACACATCAAACATAATCGTCCCACTGGCTTGTGAACCAGTAATGAATATGCAAATTCCAATGGTTCATTTTCGTCTGGAATCTGGTCATTATGTTGATATGCGATATGATGGCAATATGCATGTTTGTCATCAAAGATTCGATTACAAAAAAGACATCTCGTGTTACGCATAATGCGATCACCGCCTTTCCATTCGTAATGAAAGGTTTTAGCTTTTCGTTGTTGAGAAATATAAAGAACCTTTTTGATATAAAAAATAAAAGAAAAAAAGCAGGAGAGTCAATATACGATAATTCATATACTCACTCTCCTGCTTTCCGCAGGATGTTTATTTTCTGATGATTTTACCTTCGGAGATTCCGAAGACTTCTCCTAATTCCTTGGACATCAAGAACCATCTCTCACTATAGTCACTCTTTTGGTGATGAGCAACATAATACGATGAGAGTGGATAAACTTTCTGGTCATCCAAAGGACCACAGGTCCACTTGGGACAGCCATAATCTTTGGACGACAGGTATGCTCTCCCTGCTTCATAGCCCTTTGATTCAGCGAACATGCCGAAGCATGCGCCTTCATCAAAGGATCCATCGTAGCTCAGGCATTCCCGATTTCTCGAGTTTGCCTTCCTAAACTCCAGCCATTCTCCCCAGAGGCCATCTGCCTCTGACTGCTTTTCAGCAGCTTCAGCGGCAGCCTGGATTTCATTCACCCATTCACTGTTTGGGTGCACAGTGATGAGGTCTGCTGAACCACCACCTGCGTGATGTAATTCGAATGTATCAAATACGCCCTTCGACACATTCACACACAGGCCTGCTACGGTCCAGAAACTATCCATTCCTGAAATAGCTTTTCTTGCCACTTTACATTTCATCCCTTGCGAGATGAGGAAGCCCTTGAACATCTCAAGTGTTGAGATAAAGTTTTTACCCATGTCCCAATCGAACTTTGCGTACGGGGACTCGTCAGGGTTCTTGGCATCTTCTGTTTCATAGAATCTTTCCCAAGCATTGTATAAATTAGCATTAAAGTTTGTCATAGTAATTCCTCCTTTTCGGAATCTCCAATGATCGACTCAGGTATATATGCATTCAACCTGAGTATACCATGACATGATCATGGAGATATAATATTATTATAGATATATTTCTATATCATATTAATTATATATATATATGAAAAATTAAAATAATAGGAACAGATGAGGCGGGCCAATTGGCCCACCAAACGAGATGTTAACTTTGTCCATATACCTTTTATATATGGAGAAAAATTATGTAGTAAAGGAGATTTATCATATGCAATTAAATGAGATAAAGCATGATGCGAAAAAGAATGAGCCAAAACGTGAATTCGCATTCAGTCAAGAATTCCCGAATGAGATTGAATTGGCATTAAAAGCATTTGATCGCGTCTTTAAAGAATTGACATCCATCTCCAATGGAAAGATCGAATTCTCCGAAGAATATGGTGTTGTCAATAACTTGTACAAGTTCCGTTATATCACACCATCTGATGTTGCAACTTACACTTCGAATCTAATTAAGGTATTGAAGAATCGTATGATCTGTCCACATGTGACAGATTTACAGAAGTTTTCTGTTGTATGTGCAAAGCAATACGTGGAAGACCATGGCTGTGTTCCAATTGAACATTCTTCCATCTATGGTTTGTACAATTACACCACTGACAATATGACGCTACGAGATTTGTTGGTTCTTTGTGAAAATGACTTCTATCATACCACTGTTGTTTCTAGATTTGAAATGCAAGAACGTGTGAAAGTAATGAAGGAAGATTATAAGAAGATTGCCGACATGCATTTCAATGCCAATATCATGAAAATTGTGGATAGTTTACCGAAACTCATCACACAAACTGATTTCTTGGAATTGACTTATGTGGAACAGAAAGCGGTTCAAACATTCATTGAAGAATTCATTCTGTTTACGATTATGCTGAATACCATCATCATGAGCAACATGATCTTCTTCTGTGTTCCAAAATCCACATATGATACAAAATTCATTGAAAAGAAAGAGCACGTAGATTCCAACACATTATTGGATGATGCCGATATGGACGATGGTGGGTTGTATACGGAAGCAGTTGACACATCGAAATATAAACCAGTATACATTGTTCTGATGAGTGGAAACGGTGCCATCTCAAAAGCAGTACAGAAAACAACACTGAGTGCTATATCACATGCTGGAATTTCATTTGATTCTTCCATGAATCGAATTTATTCATTCGGCATGTTTAATAAGAATCGTACCGAAGAAGCTCCACGTAAGAATGGATTCCGTATCGATTCTTTCTTTACGGAAAATCACAAAGATGTCACCATGAGTGTATATGCTGGATACATGTCCAATGAAAATTATAACAAAATGAAATCTTTTGTGGAAGATAATTATGTCGGTGATAAAAAGACGGATTATTCATTGGGAACGATCTGGAAGCAATTGTGGCATTCTGACAAAGAACCTCACAAACCAAAGGACATGGCATTTGTATGTTCCACATTTGTCGATCGTGTATTAAAAGAAGCTGGTGTGGATGTTACTGGAAAACACCTACCATCCCCACATGACTTCGACAGAAGTATGGCAAATGACATGGTACATTTCGAACGTGTGTTCAATGGAAAACCCGAACACTTCGATGAACAAGACATGTTGGACCGTGTGAAAAACTTTGCAAAATATAAGAAAACCAATAATGCAGATGATGTGGTCACAGAAGCTGTTGATACATCGAAAACAAAACCGATTTATGTCGTATTGACAGAGGGTGTGGAATTTGTATCTGACCAAGTAAAACGTCATACTCGTTCTCGTTATTCCCATTCTGGTTTGTCATTTGATGATTCCTTGCACCATGTTTATTCATTTGGCTTAATGAATCCCGTGAATGAAGACACAATTGTTCGAAATGGTTTCCGTATGGATGATATGTTCTCCGAACATCACAAGGGTATTCGATTCACTGTCTTTGTTGCATTTGTTTCCAATGACAAATGGAATACAATGAAGAAATATGCAGACCATGTGAAGAATAGTCCTAAATCTAAATACTCACTTGGTATTATTTGGAGACAATTGTGGAATGATGAAAAACCGCATAAGAGTGATACGGCACCTGATCATGAACTAAAAGAAGTTTGCTCCACCTTTGTCAATAGTATTCTGAAATCTGCAGATATTGATTTGACGAAGAAGGTACTTCCAGCACCTGCTGACTTCGAAGCAAACATGCTTGTGAGAATGAATCAATTCAACCAAGTGTTCTCTGGCACATCTGATCAATTCGAGATGGAAGAATTCCGTTCTCGTGTAAAAGACTTTGCAAAACGTGCAGAAACCAAGAAACTTGCAAAAGGTGATGTGATCACAGAATGCTGCTTGTTAAAGACCAATCGTTCTCGTCACTTCAACAAGATTCCTTTTGATATCAATATGAGAAATATTGTATTACAAGATATGCATCCAAAGTTCAAAGATACGGTTGCAGCAATAGAATATATTACAAAAGACACACGTTCCCCATTTGCACAACTCATTTATCGTTACGGCAGTCCTTCCAAGGTATTAGATGGAATGGATGGTATGATGATTTGTCGTATGTTTATCAATGATCCATGTGCAAGATGTGGAAGTTATGATGAATATGAAAATCAATTACATCAAGCCGACTTCCATACAGATGTATGTTGGTTAGATCGTATTGCATTTGGTAACAATTTCCAAGATGGCAATTACAGAACCGATGCATTAGGATTGGAACATCGCCATCCGATTAAACAAACATTGGAAACTTTGTATCACATGTTCAGTGAAACAAGACTGAAGACAAAGGAAGAATTGTGTGATCACATTCTCAAGATTGCACATGTGATGAAAGGCATCATTGACTGTTATGGAAGTAACGGATTATACAATTGGGAACTGGTACGTGATATCTTAGCTGTTCTTGGTGAAATCATGACAAGAAGTATGATCAAACTATATGACAGACATATGGTTTTGGTGGTATCTGATAACATGGATGACGTGGATGCTCCCGGATATATGTATACAGAAGCATTTGTATTGGATGAAGTTGTCATGGAAGCAGATGAACATGAACCAAAGGTTGTGGAAACTGGTAATGATGGAAAACCGGCTAGCGGTGGAAATGGCCAAGTAACATCCGCACAAGCTGAACAGAAGAAGAACTGGTGTAAACAGATGCTTGATAAATTCACTAAATGGATACAAGGTACCATGACGAAAGTTGCCGAAAAATTCAAAGGTAATTATAAAGCACAAGTGGATTATGTTGCTGCAAATAAAGTAATGAATGAACAGATCAAAACAGATTTGGGCAATGGTTCGTTCAAACCAAAAGTTGAAGATTGGCCGAAGTATAATATCCCCATCAAAGAAATTGGACAGAAGAAATTGTCCGAAGTCATCAAACCTTGGTTGGATGGTACGGCAAAAGAACCGCTTGCAGCAATTAATGTAAAGAAAGCATTCTATCCAGAACCTGTTGCAGCTGTTATTACAGAATCTTATGTATTGGAATCTGGTCAATCACCACAAATTCAAGCACCACAAGCACAACCCGCAAACGTTGGAAAAGCAGCACTTGCAGCAAAAAATGTGAAAGCAAATGCAAATGCACTATTACAATCCAAAATAGATGCTCCAAAGAAGTTTGAACCAGACAGCGAGAATGGTAAGAAATTACAAAATTTCTTCTTATTCGGTAAACCGGATGCATCCAATGATAACTATTCTAATGAATTGACTCCGGAATTATGGGAAGATACCATTAATAATATTATCAACTGTGACAAAGCAGTTTCCGTTGGTATCAAAGAAATTACTGCCGATATCAAATCCACAAGTGATGAATTGAAATCGAAATTAGCTGCCTTAAAAGAAGCAAATGCAAACGCCGGTGAAGCACAAGGTGATGCTACAAATGCGAATAATGCAGGTAATGCAGATATTACTCGCGTAGAAGATCTGATTAAAATTGTTACCGAAATTTCAAATGAATACGGCATCGGATTTGCTTCCAGTATGCAAAATGCATTCTTTGTGACTTCTTACAAATTATATTCCGATATTATCAAAAGATACAAAGATGCTTCTGGTAGCTTCGAGCAGCAACAACCAAATGCCAATGCACAACCTGCACAAAAACCAGCATCTGCAGCTCCTGCTCAGCCAGCCGCAAATGCATAAGCTCAACCCGCATAATGAATGAAAGGAGAATTCTCCATGTTGAAATATCAAAAGGAGATTGTCAACATTCCTGAATTTAATCAACATGCAAAACAGAAAGTGGAAGAAATCATATCCGGTTCGCCGGATATGATTACTGCTTTGGAATGCGTTGGCGCCATGTATGGTATTCCACCCACACATTTCACTGTTGAGCCAGAGATTAAAACATTACGAATTGTTGATGATCATGTTATGACACCACCAGATGTTCGTCCGAATACAAAAGCAATCGTATGCAGTATTGGTGGTGTATTAGATCATATCTCACAAAGAGTCAATGATAAATTAGACGAACGTCATGATGCAGAAACGAATGAAGGAAGATTACATCCTCACGTTTCTCAAAATGCAAATCCCAATAAAGGAGAAGTCATCGAACGTCATGTAGATGCAAATGGTGACGAAGTTCTTGTATATGATTCTGGATTGATGGATCTTCCCAATACAAAAGAAGGACATCTAAAAGCAGATGAACTACGTGAAAAGAATAAAATACCAGAATTCAAACAAGATGAATTCAATAAGAAAAAGGATGATTACTTCAAAAAAGAAGATGCGATTGAATTAGAATTCATGGCAAATATTGATTTGGATTTGGCATGTGATAATGAACCACGTCCAACTGATATGGCAAAACTCATTCAAGAAAATGCATTTCATTTGGATTTGATCTCCCATTATCATGATACGGATTATCTTGGTTATGAACTGTTACAAGAACAGGGATTTGATTATGTAAAACCAACAGAATCCTTTGCTTTGGAAGCGGATGTGGAAAATGAGAAACCCAAGGTCAATCCAGAAGATATCAAACATATGAAGTTTGACAATACCCATATTACAAATGCAATCAAGTGTTTCAATATGGCACGTGACGAACAAGCCGACAAAGAGAAAGGTATGTTTGATTTGGATCAATTCACATCTTCTCAACATTACAAGCGTGGCATCAATGAATTGGAAAAACAATTTGATTGTAAACTCAATGTGCATTTCAAAGATAATGTAAAAGAAGCGGACAAAACCAATCTGTTCACATTAGTATTCGATCACCAGCATTCTGATAAGATTTATGTATCCAAATCCAAAGGTTTCCAATTAAATGGATTACCCATCACCATTGTTTGTGTGAATAATGCAATCGATGAAGAGATGACAAAGAATACAGATAAGGATTTATTTGGTCAATTCATGTGTGCTTCCTTGTGTCATGAGATATTCCATAATGTTGTGAATGCCATCAGATGTAAAACAAACATGTTTATTTATACATCTACAAGTGCAATGGCAATGGCTTTAAATACAACAGATGCCGGTACACGTCGAGAGATCTTTTCTAAGTTTGCAGATACCGTTGTAATCCAAGGAAAGAATCTGAATGATATGGAAAAGAAGAAGCTGATCAAAAAGCTTTGTTACATTTCTGCATTGTCCGATAACCAACAGGAATTGACGAAGATCCAGAATGCGTTGGATCATTCTAATTCCATCAGTGATGCAGATCAACAAGTGGATGCATTGATTGCTCGATATGAAAAAGCAATTGCACAATATCAGAAGAAGATTCCACATGCTACCAAGAAAGGGAATAAATACATCAGTAATCCAAGTGGTTATAAAATCCTAAACAAGATTGCAACTGGATTGAGTTGTTCCATCATCGGTGCTCCGATTGGATTACCGATGTTAAAGCTATTACCGAACAGAAGTGATGCGGCATTGGCACAAGCATATGCGGATTATCTGAATCATACCAACAAAGAAGAATACTATTGTGACATGTTTGCTGGCATGTACAATCTTCCATTATCATTCACCTATGGCTATACCAAACGTGACTTTGCCGCAAATGATATTTCTGATGATCGTTTGAAGTATTTACAAGATTTGGAAAAGCAGCTTCGTCAGTTTACCTTATCACCTTATCCAACAAATAGTGAGAGAAACTATGCAGCTTACCAAATTGCAAAAACCATTCTGAGTGGAAAAGAAAAGATTTCACCTGAGGTAAAACGGTATTGTGAATGGATTGTCAATAACTATTCCAAGATTAACAATGCTGGTGTGGAAACGAATTATAACAAAACCACATTTGATCCACAGGAAGCACATGACTTAGATGAACATGTGCAGAATTTAATTCTGAATAATAGCATTCCTGTGACGGAATCATATCAAATGAATTGAGGTGACAAATATGACATTGAATGATTATATTCTCGATCAAGTAATGGAAGCAAAAGAAAATGAGTTAGAAACAACACAAAAGGTGTTAGAATATCTTGTGACAGAAAGTATGAAAGAATGGGAATATCTTGATCACTGCATTACCTATCACAAAGATCCAACACTCGTTCAAGAGTCATTTTTAAAGAAAATACACACAGGCGTGAAAGATACTGCGGGAGGCATCCGCAGTATCATCACAAGACTTCGTGCATTGACTCGTCGAAATCTTGTGGTATTGAAAACATTGTTTTCACATGTAAAAGATGTTACTGCCGGTTTCAGTGGTAAATTCCGCAAGAGTGGTGCTAAGAAAAGTGCATCTCAAATTGCACATGAAAATCTTCGTAAGAAATTGGATCCTGAGAAGAAGATGGCAGAATCACAAGCACGTGTAAAAGTACCATATGAAGGAGACATCAAACAAGATGAGATTGAATTGATTAACTCTGCAATCTTAATTAAAGAATTTGATGATGATAACAATTTCGAAGTGGATTTGATGGGTGTAAACTATGTGAAGAATGATCGTGGTAAAGTGAGAGCTGTTTCTGATAAAGGAGAAGGTGTTCCTTCATTGGCATCCCTGTTCGTTTATACAAACTCCATGATTTACTTCATCAAACATCCAAATGAAATGGAAACATTATGTGAATTGATTGCTTTGGGATTCAAGATCACAAATGGTGAACAAGAAATTGCACCAGCCGAATATGCCAAGAGAGTTAATAAATTGACCAGCGCTGCATTCAATAAAGCAAATGGTATTGCTGCTGGTGGTACAAGATTAACCATGAAAGAACTAACGACGTTCCAATCCAAATTGAACAATTTGGAAGAACAATTGGACTTTGCGCAAAATGGTAATAACAAATTGAATGATGTGGATACAAGTGTCATTCAAGCTTTGAATAATTTGGTTCATATTACAGAACATTTTCAGTTTGGATTATCTTCCTTATCGAATGCAATGCAAAAAGTACATCTGATTGATTTAAAATATATGAACTCTATCACTGACAGAAATGTGTTGTCAAAGTTTGTATATGATTGCATTCAGAATGGTATCCCACCCAAGTATATCGCATACAATACATGGTTAATCGCAAATGAAAGCATTCGTGGAAGTGCATCCAGATACAAACCCGTTGGTGGTCAAACACGTTGTGTATTCTTCCCGAATGACAATAAAAAGGAAATTCTCAAGATTGCCACATCCGGTATTGGTATCACATCCAATAAGAATGAAATTCGTTTCTCAGAATTCTTAAAACGTTCCAAGGAACAAGAGATGATTGACATTTCCGCACTTGTCACAAATACTTATGCGGAAGATGCCATATTGGCAATGGAACGTGTTGTCGATAGAGTTGGAAAACATCCTGACTTACAGATTCTGAATGATATGAAATCAAAATATAAAGCATTTACTGATCGACATCCTGAATTGAGATTGGTGGTTTCTGACTTTAATGATGGCAATGTCATGTGGTCGAGTGATAAAGATCGTTGGATCTGTATCGACTATGGTCTTGGTAAACGTAATACACAGAAACAAGAAGTCGTTGACAAAAAGGCAGATAAAGCCATCAAGCAATATCATAAACAGAACGAAACAAATGATGATGGAGGAGAGCCAAAGTCATTGAAGAATGTTGCAAAAGAATAAGGGGTGATACTATGGAAGAATTAGAATATTTCTGGGAGTGTATGGTGGAATCCAAACAGAATGTATTTGATGCAATCGTTGCAGAAAATGAAAAGGAACATATGTTGGTGGAACAATATCTGATGAAACAAGCAGAAGGCAGAATCACATTGGAAAGTTCTGACATGGGAATTCGTTTATGGCAATTACTTAAGAAAACAAGCAAAGCCACAAGTGGTATTGCCGATCATGCAGTCAACTTGTTGAAGGGTATCTTCCATGTGAAAAATGGGAGTAAAAGACCAACAAAAACTCCAAATGCAATTGCACAACAAGTTGTGCCAAGTTCCAAACTTCCGAAAGCACAACAGGAAGTGGAGAAGAATTTGAAAACACCATTCAAAGGAAAAGAGAATGTGGTATTAAGTGCAACTCCTATTTTTATTAAGGAAATTACACAAGATGAAGGTTTATACATCGGATTATTCGGTGTCAACTATATCAAGAATGAAAAGGGACAGTTGGAACATGTTTCCAACTCCCATGGTATCAAGGGACTGGAAGACAATACCATCATCTACAAGAACATGGTGTATTATATCAAACATCCAGAAGCATTTGAGAATCTTGCAAGGATTGTAGAACAAGCCGGTGATTTGGTAGATGGTGGAAATGTTGACCAAGCAAAGCTTCGTGAAGCCATCAAAAAGACGGTTGCGAAGAGTCATGCTCCCGGTCGTGAATTCAATGCTGGTGGTACAAAATTGACCATGAAGGAATTGACAACATTCGCTGCTAAAGTGAATCAGTTAACAAATGCAATGGACAAATTCCAGAATGGTAATAATCACTTGAAGGGATTTGATTCTGAAACAATTACAGCAATGAACCAATTGGTTCGTGAATTGGAAACTTGTCAACATGGTATCAATGGTTTGGCAAATGAGGTTGGTAAGTTGTACATGATCAAAGCACAATATGTGAACTCCATTACGGATAAAAATGACTTGGCAAAGTTTGTGGAGATGTGTATTGATGCTGGTGTACCACCAAAGTTTGTTGCATATAATACATGGCTGATTGCAAATGAAGAAATCCGTGGTGATAAAGTCGACTTTAATAAAGTACCAATGGGACAAACCAGAATGGTACTCTTCCCGAAGGATAAGAAGATCATTACCAAGATTGCGTTTAGTGGTCGTGGATTAACTTCTAACAAGAACGAAGTAAGAATGAGTGAATTTATCCAGCGGAGTAAAGAAGAGGATATGATCAAGATTGCTGCTCCGATTGTTGGGAAATATGGCAAAGACTGTGCAGTTATTGATATGGAACGTGTTGTCGATAAAGTTGGGAAACACCCTAATCCAAAAATGTTAAATCAAGTAAAGGGACAGTTCATAGACTTTGTACAACGTCATCCTGAATTAAGATTGGTAGTTACCGACTTTAATGATGGAAATATCATGTGGTCAAGCGATCGTGATTGTTGGGTATGTATTGACTATGGCTGTGGTCAGCGTGATAACATTTCTGAAGAGAAACTGCAACAACGTGCTGAGAAGAAACAGGCGGCATACAAAACTCGCACTGGTAAAGATAAAATATTAGATGTCACGGTAGGTGATGATAATGACAACGATTGATGAAATTGTACAAGAACAAGAGATGTCCACAGTTATTGCATTATTGGAATATTATCAAAAACAACTGGACTTATCCGATTATGAAACGGACGTGTACGTAGAACACGTCCGTGGTATTGGTATGACAACTCCGTCTGAAAGAGAACGAGAAAGAACAAAAGAATCTGTTCATGAAGAATCTGATCATAAAGAGTCTAAGCAAAAAGGAAATGTGTTCTCAAAGATTAAGCAAGGTATTTCACGTTTAATTGGCATCATTCAAAATGCAATCAAAAGTATCATTTCCAAATTTAAATCAAATAAAAAGAGTAAAATTGTTACCATGATCACAACAAACAAACAATCTTGTGTGGAGATTGGTAAAAAATTGCAACAAATATCTCCAACAGTGCATACTGAATATTTTGTACAAGAATATGGTGAAGTTGGTGCAGGTGATTTGTGGAAGGATGTTGTAAAAAGAGCCGGAAATGATTTGAATGTCATAGGGAATAAAATACTTAATAAGGTGAATGATGCAGCACAAGAAGTTGGTAAAGAAGTAAATAAAGCTGCATATAATTACGCATATGCGGATAAAATCGCTTTCGAAAAAGGTCGAGCAGCTGCAGAAGCAGAAAGACATGCTGCAGAAATTCAACATATGAAAAACATGAACGCTGCCAAAATCCCTTCGCAAGAACTTATGAATGCAGCACAAAGAGGTGCTAGTATTGGTGCAATTACAACGGGTAAATTTCCAGTTGGATTTTTGATTGGTGCAGGTGTTGGTGTTGGAATTGCGATATGTGCGGCGATATTTATTGCAATTGCAAAAAATAATATTTACGAACTACCCTCTCCTGATAATGCAAAAACAATTTGTAATGATTTAAATAAAAAATGTTTGGAATTAACCGACTTGGCCAATGCATTAAATAAAAATATCAATGTCAATAAAAATTTCACAAATGTGAAATTGGACAAAGAAACAGTTACAATCATTCGTAAAATGAAATCATGGAGAGATAAGTATGACAAGAACAAAGATGCATTCAAAGATAAATATGCAAAGTTCTATATGAATAAAACACAAGAGCGACTATTAACTGATGCAGTTTATTTTTATGCAAATGGAAATGATATATTACCAGTTATATTGTCAAGATTGATGCAGAACACGACTAAATTGAAAAATGCCGTAGAATCAATTGACACAAATAGCAATCTTAGCAGAATTGGAAGACTGTGTCAACAATTGATTGATGTATCAAAACAATGTGCTGAATTTGTTTCAATTGCCGAACTTGGATTGTCCGTTGGTCGTGATATGGTGCAAAATATGGAAATTTCCATGTCTAATATTAATAAGATTAATAACAGAAAGATTGGTGATAAAAAATGACAAATTTAGATTCTGTTATTCTTGAAAGTGAATTGACAACTACTGTTGCATTATTGGAATATTACCAAAAACAACTGGACTTATCCGATTATGAAACGGACGTGTACGTAGAACACGTCCGTGGTATTGGTATGACAACACCTTCTGAAAAAGCCAGAGAAGAACAAGAGAAAGAAGAAGAAGTAACAAATACTTCAAACAAGAAAGAATCTGTTGATGATAAACAAAGTCTTGGTACTAAAATCAAATCGGGAATTTCCAAATTGATCAATATGATTATCAATGGATTTAAAAAGATTATTTCAAAAATAAAGTCCATTGGAAAATCGGAAACAAAAGTCACAGATATGATTGTGAACAATCCAGACGCTTGTAAAGAAGCTGGCGAGAAATTACAACAGATAGCAAAGTCAAAGGTAACACAGGAAGCTGTAACATTAACAGACGTTATCGCTCATAATAGATTTGAAGATCTCAATAAATTAAGCCCTGCTGAAAAAGCCGATCTCGTCCGTTATTATGATAAACAGCAAGCTGCCAAGAAAGCAGCAGAAGATGCAGCAAAAGACGCAGCTGAACGAAAAGAAGCAATATCTGATGCAGTGAATTCAATAAAGAAATTTGTTCCATTTGGTTTGTTAAGAAATATTGGTATTGGTGCAGTCATTGCATTATGTGCAACTTTATTCATTCTGATTTATAAAAGGAAAACCAATTATCAATTGCCAAGTGTAACAGATATTGGTCGTTCTTGTACAGAGTTAAATTCACAATTGCAAAAGTCCATGAATGGAAATGGGCTCAAAAATGTAACAATCAATCCAAAAACAAAGGACTATATGACACGTGTTGCAAACTGGAACAAGAAATATACTAAGAATGAACAAGAATTTGAATCAAAGCATTCCGAATTCGAATTAACCAGAGAACAAGAAAAAATATTTGTTGATGCAGTTTATCTTGCAGCATCTGCAAAGAATGATCGATTCATCGGTGTGTTACAAGATTCTATCGGCTTATTAAAACAATTCAATGCTGTCATTAAAAAGAGTAATGGGATTGTGGTAAACCGTTTGGTTGACGTTTCCAAACAATATGCAAATTTCATCATTGGAATTAATAAAGCAATCACAGTAGGTTCTGATCTGATCAAAAATATGGGATTATCCTTACAACAAATTCGAGGATATCAGAATCAGAAAGAACGTAATTACAAACCTTCGAAAGCAATTATTTAAGGAAGTGATAACCAATGATTGATATTGAGCAAGTAGTAATGGAATCAGAAATTGATGTATTATTGGAACAAACTCATTTATTACAAAAAGAATCATCATTATCTGACTATTATGTTGAAGCTGATGAGGCTACTGTCAATGATGAATCACCAAAGAATGATAATATCTTGAAAAAGATATGGAATGGAATTGTTAGGATCATCCAGGCAATTGGCAATTGGTTTAAAAAGTTCTTTGATCGTTTCAAGAAGAAACGAAGTGATGGAAACTTTACACCGAGATATATTAAACTAGATGAGAATGGAAATTTCAAATATTGCATGTTTCCAAAATACAATGTAACTGATTCTACATTACCAGAACATCAACAAATCGAGAGTCAATTCCATTTACTATTGTCCTTTCTGTTTGAAGATGTCATGACATTCAATTATACGAAACATAAATTGTTTGATAATTTCTTAACTGCATTAGAGATGTATAAGAAGAATCATGAAAAACACGTGAAAGAAATCGCTGGTAAAAAATTGAATATGACCAATCCAATTGGCAAAGAACGTGATTTGATTAAGAGATATGCCAAACATATCTCAAAAGATTTCAAAATGGCAGGAAACTATCAAGCTGGTAATGAGAAACTAAACAAATGGGGAGATTATGCGATCAACCAAGGTGCTGAACACGCCATGATTGAAATCAAGAGTTTGGATGAAATCAAATTGGCTGATCAACATATCATGGGTGCAATTAATGAAGCAAATGCTTGTTATAATGATTTAAGAAGTGCTTTGGGAATGGGTGAAAATCAAGCACGACCTCAATATTACCTGTTATCCAAAGATATTGCAAATGATGTATTACAAGTATTAAATAAGATGCTTGAATATATTAAAGACTTGACAAAGATGTATGAGACGACACTTGGTCAAGTTCGTATTGATTTAATCAACATGATCGAATATCAGAAACATCATAAACAAAACAAGAAAACTCAAAAATGATAACATCAACATTATTTATGTATATCCCCCGGCATATGCCGGGGGAATTACGATATTAGATATTAGATTTAGATTCCGAGCTGCTTTTCTTTCGATACAGGAGACGGTGGTGTGGCAACCTTATAACCTTTCTTTGTCACGAGGTCTTCATACACAATCAGTTCGTCTTCAAGATATTCGATTGCGTCTTCGAGAGTGATTCTATTCTTAATGCCGTTTTCAAATACAAGTTCACGAGTCTTGATATCAACAAGCTCTCTGGGGAGTAAGAACATTTCGTCAAGGTCTTCTTCGCGGGGGAGACCAGTCCACTCATCACGCGGAAGACGAATAGCAATCGGTGCAAGTCTGATATTTTCAATATCACCGGCGTATACCCATCCTGCAGTCAGAGTGAATGTTTCTACTTTGACATTGTAATCGGTTACTGCAATTACAATTTCACGTTCACAGCCTTCCACATCTGCAAGAGAGAAATGGATTGCCAATTTGTTTGCGAAGTACTCATAATGAGTATCTGTAATACCAGTGTCTGGAAATGCCTTACACAGAATACCATGGTTTGTAAGAAGATTAACAATCTCAGCCATAATATTTTCGAGATTGATTTCCTGAATTTCAGCCTCTGCCTCAAGGTACTGCTGCCATGCCTTCTTTAAGCGGAAATCGGTTTCCGCTTTTGCAATTTTTGTTGCCTCTTCGAAAGTATTCGGTGTTTTCATGATGAATTCCTCCTTTAATTACGCTCGGTTTCTTAAGACATGAGCTGGTCTTATATTTACGATTGAGCAGTTTAATGACTTACTCAGGTCAGATCCAACAGTAAGAATAAATATCTTTACTGCCGGATAAGATACTATGTAATATACATGCCGTTCAATAATTTGACAGCTTGTATATTAGATGCAACAGCATCTTTGTTTTGGGACTGGACTTTGTTTTGTATTTGTTGTTTGAGCAAGTCCAGTTCTTTGTCTAAAATTTTATGCATGTGGATCACCTCCTAAATGCAGACATGAGTGGGCCCATATGGGCCCACTCTTATTCGGATAAAAATAATAAACCTTTTAACGACATGCTCGGGTCGGATGAAAAAGCGTCTGCCGGACGCTTGGTAAATTAAGAACATAAATTTGAATACGATCTTAATTCATATAAATGATATATATATCAAAAAATAAAAAATAGCAAATTTTGTATGCTACACCGGAAACCGGGGATTAACTTATATTTCGAGGGGGAGAGATCCCCCATCATTAGCCACTTTGCATTCTGTAATTTTGTTCCTGAATCAATGTATCTCGAATCATTCTTGATACAATCATGGCATCTTCCACAGCAGCACATGCAGAAGGTCTCCAATCATCACCTGTCACCATCTTGATGTAATCCAACATGTTGACACCAAACTGAAGCAAGTAATCTTGTGCAGCGACATATGCTTCATCCAATTTCGTGATTGGATATGATGTCGGATTTATCAGATATTCACAACGTTCCATTTCTGCTTCTAAGAATAATTGCACAAATCTGTCTGCATCTATGATGGATTGTTGTACGACTTGATTTGTCAATTCTTTAATATTGATTTCCACATTCAAATTTCGTCGATTCAACAGATTGACAGACAGCTGTGTTGTAAATGATTTGCAATCCATATACATTCCTCCATATATAAAGTTTGTCATAAAGTTGACTAAGACCGATTTATAATTTTTATACTTAAGGAGATGATATTATGCCAGATGATACTTTAGTTGTAGAATCCATGTTAGATCAATTATACATGGAAAGTGGAGAAACACCTTCTCCTCCACAATCTCAAAATGTAAAAGTAGCATTAGACAGAATTCTATCAGTAGAACCAAAGGAGATTAATAAAACATTCTTGGAAAACTTATTCGCAGGACATCATGATCGTAAAACAAACACATTCACAGATCCATTATTCAAACCAACTGCAAAGATTTTATTAACACCTGATATCTATCAATACGTAAAGGAACCAACGGAGACAACTCTTGGGAGATTGGTATTGAATCGATACTTGTTGGAACAATGGGGAATCATCGAAATGATTGGATATTGGAATAAAGAGATCGATAGCAAAGGATTGAGTAATTTAAATACGGAAGTAAACAATCTTGTGTTGGAAGATAAGATCGATTGTGATACCTTGGTTGAATATGTGGATGCTCGTGATAGATTGGGATTCTGGTGTTCTGGATTCCTTGCAGTATCCATTACACCAGCTTTGTTGTTACCAATGGAGAATGTCAATAAACGTAAATTAGAATTGTTTGATGCACACAAAACAGAATTGGAATCTGACAATCCCGTTACACAGATTATGGTAAACAATGCCATTGAAAAAGAACTTGTTGATATTGTTCGTGAAAACCTGAAAGCAGATTCCGGTTATGACTTCTATCGAAGTGGCGATGCCAACTTGGATAACAACTATAAGACGATCAACGTTATGAGAGGTGCGGTATTTGATGAAGCGACCAAAAAATATCATGTCGTGAAATCATCACTGATGGAGGGAATCAAACCTCATGACATCACACCATTTGCAAACTCCGTTGTTGCTGCCGCATATCCTTCTGCAGTAGGTACTGCGGAAGCAGGATATATGTCAAAACAATTGATCGCCTTAACACAATCAGAACACATCAATCCGGATCCAAACTCTGATTGTGGAACAAATGCAACCATTCCATTCTTTGTAACGGATAGAAACAAACAATACATTGTGTTCCGTAATATTAAAGAAGGAAATAAGATTAAAGAATTAACATTACATGACTTGGGAGATTATGTTGGAAAAACGGTACAACTATATTCTCCACAATGTTGCTGTAATAAAACAATTTGTGCAAAATGTGCCGGCACACTGTTCTATCGTATGGGTGGCGGTGATGTTGTGAACATCGGTTGTTTAACCTCTATTATTACAAAAACCATTCTTGATAGAAAACTGAAATCCAAACATGACTTGTCTCAAAATGCTGGATTCATGGATCCAAAACGTGCATTCTTGAATGCTCCGGACTTTGTTGATGTAACAGAAGATGGTCATCTTCGTACAAAAAAACGATTGAGATTGTTTGTCCCGAAATATACGGATGAAGTGACTGCATACTATATCGAAGCTCGTAGCATGCACTGTATCGGTGTTATGCCAGCTAAGTTCTATGATGACCATGGAAATGAAATCTTATCCACATTAATGTCCGTACCAACCATGATTGACTTGATACTGTATCAAGATATCCAAGAAGATATGGATAATTACATCATCGATTATGAGAGTGGATCTAATGTTTGCTCATTGGCATTTGCACAAAACATTGAAAATGTATGTGACTATTTGAATTTGATTTATTTCCATTCTAAATTACCACTGATACCATATCATCTATACACCGATATGGAATTCCGTAATCTGGAATTAAATAAAATGGACTTGGAAGGACCAAGTATCATCTATGAATTGTTGGCTCGTAGATTGTGTCGTGATGGAAATGAATCATTTGCACTCACATATGGAAAAAATCCAAACGTGGATCCATTGAGCTATACGAAACTTTCTTATCGTGAAGCCGTACAAAAGGCTGGTGCATTACAAGCAATGTTATTCGAAGATATCTCCAAAGGTATCAATGTTAACTTGGCAAATACATTAAATGGGATTGAACCAGAAGACACTCCATTTGATAAAATCATTCGTGCATAACATGTTTGTAATGCAAAAGTTTATCCATCACCTCGTCGTGCCCTTATTCCACTCGGGCATGACACTTTTGCATACCTTTCTTCAAACTAACAAATGCATTAGATGCCGGCCCATATGGGCCGGCTCACAATGTATCTATTTATACAATAATCTCATTCAGAATCTTCATCTTATACAGCTTTGCAATCTCTGCTTCGATAAGACAACCACGAGCTTCTGTCCATAAACCCGTGAAATAGATATAGTCCGCTTTCGACATCATACTGATGGAATGACCGAGATACCACATCGCATTTGCATCTGCGGGAACATCATCCACAAAATACTGGTCAAGGAATACAAGAATGGTATTCTTCTTTTTCTTGAAACAATCGTAGATATGTTTGATGGCTTCTTGACGTTCGTCCAGTACTTCTTCATCCGTTCTACCACTCATGGGTTGAGAGATGAAGATTTTGATGATTCTGGGGACATTGGCCCATTCCCAATCACCGTTCAGTTTGTCTACATCAGGCATCTCCATCCCAGTGTCCTGATGAAGGGTTTTGGCGATATGCATTAAGTGCCTATCACCAATACCAGAGATGGATGTGATGTTATGCTTGTTGTGATACTCAGCCACATCCCATGCTGTTCTTAAGCCAGCTTTCTTTAACGCTTTCTTGATTGAATTCTTGAACCCGATATTGTCAATATGGATTTCCTTTGGATTCTGTTTCATAATAATTCCTCACTTTCTTGCAAATGCAATAATATCTCCAACACTATCACCTTTCATGACATGTGTTTGAAGTTCAGCAAATGTTAAATCTTCCTTCACTTCATAATCCTCATCCAATTGAGATGGGTGGAAGGAATCAGGATAATGACATGTTAAAAAGTCACAAAATGTTTCTTTTACAACTCCTTTGATTTCCAAATGGATGTCACATCTACCTGGACGAATGAAAGCTGGGTCTAATGCTTCCACATGGTTTGTTGTGAATACATAGATAACATTCGTTGGTGCACCGATACCATCTAATGCATTCAGGATAGTTGCCATGCCGACATTCTTTTTCTTCTTATCATCATTCTCATTATCTGTTTTCTCTCTGGTAAGATTGAACAATCCAGAATCGATATCCTCAAACAACAATACACGATAGATTCTGTCATCCATGGAATTTGTTCCCATGTTATGTTCAATTACCTCTTTGATTTCGGAAATCGCATCGCCATTTACCACAGTAAGTTCCGCACCAATGTGGTCGGCGATGGCTTGTGCAATGGACGTCTTACCCCCAGCTGGTCTGCCATATAATAACACACCAAAGTGATTGGGGATATTGTTCTTAATATAGAAATCTCGATTATTGACATATGCATCAATAGATTCTATTAAGAATTTCTTTTGGGTAGCTGGAATAAAGACATCATCGAATGTACGAAGTTTATGATTTACCCAATTGGCTTCAGATTCATTGTCAGTGATTGTGACAGTCTTGACATTATAATTACGATTGGTGAATTCTTCGACATACTTGTTTCGTGCAACCTGATATATTTCTTCAATGAATTTTCGCAATATCTGTTTGTTGCATTTGTTGTTAAATGTAATAAGATATGCACCATTGGGAGAACGATGTCCCCTTTCTTGTTCGGAAAACTTATTAATCTTGATAAGAATGGGCGTTCCTTTATATACGATAAAATCTACATAATTATCGGCAAATCCCCATCCGAGTGGTTCGAATTTGACAGGTTCGTTAACGAGATGAGATTCACCCGAACGAAATTCTACCGACTCGGGATAATTCTTCATTATTTTATCTAATGCAGCTGCTATATCGTACATCGCATCACTGATAGAAACGGTGTAAAACAGTTTGGATTTGAGAATACCCAATCCATTTTCAATTAACGGTTTGCATGCTTGAGAAGTGATTGCACCAACTGCTCCAGTCAGTAACATCTTTTTCATACCCTCATACTTGTTCTTGTTCATGTTTACACATATCCTTTCTTATATAATATTATACATTGATTGACCTCCGGTCAATCTAATAATATACATGTGTATTTAGAAAATAATAGACACTAAAGTTGTATACTATATTGAATTACCCGGGATGATCCCGGGTAATCCATTGGTGCTATTACATTTCAACAAATGGTGAATAAGATTTCTTAATATTGGAATTCAACATGGAACCAATATACTTGGTCATGATAAACATTCCTTTGTTGGAATCCTTGGCGATATCGCACACATCCAACCAGTTTTGTTGGTGTTTTTCCATTAACTCGATCAGATACCTGACATCGGTATTATTGTTCATTCCTAATAAGAAGATGCCGGATGCAATACTATGTTCATCCGTGAAACTCTGAATCGGCTTTGTGGCATAGATAATTTGCGTCACTAATCCCGTAGGATTGTATTCTCTGATAGCATCCATATATGCGAAATCAATGACATTTGGTTTTTCAAAATATCCATACTTTGTAATCTTCTGGAAAATGGAGTGATACATTTCTCGTTGTGCTGATTTCTCCATTAAGAATGTTTCCAGTAAAGCCATGATATCATCAAGCTTCTTTGTCGAATCAGGGAGATGCTTTCTATATAACGGCGGGCATGCATCATAAAGGTAGTCAAATACTTCAGCCAATGTTACCGTCATTCGAAATGCATTAAAGTCTTTCTTATCGTTCATAGATTTTTCATTAACGAAAATGGATTGATCCACATGAGACATGTGAAGATAATTGTTTTCCCAGAATAATCGGTAGAAACAATCAATCCATTTCTCTGGTTTGATTAACACTTTGATTGCTGGTATAGAGTAAAGGGATTCCGAACGAATCCCTTTCTCCAATAATGTCACATATGGTTCTTCATTTATCAAACCAGATGCTTTTGTGATTGATACAATCTCCATATTTTATCTCTTCTTTCTTTATAAGAGTTCCAACAAGTTCATTCCGTCTACCGAGATTTTTGCCAATCCATCAATATCCAACAAATCAATCAACAATCCTTTTGTCTTTTCAACTGTACTTGGAGGAATTAATGCTTGATGGGATTTGACATGAATCAACGGATATGCTTGCTTTAAATAGTCATGATAGTTTTCATTGATACATGGGAGTACACTTTCAATTGACTTTGGGTCTTTGGTAATCTTATGCTGTTCGACCGCACGTAATAAGTCATTGGCAAAATTGGTAATGCCAAAAGATGTCATTCCCATAATACCTCTTTCCATATCACCGATGATGGCTTGTAACAGATTATAGAATACCTCATTCTGACAGAAGATGTCCATCACATCCAAGTCTATCTTGGAAATGGATTGGCAAATCATCAATGGGTCAGACAACTGGGAATTTCCATGACGAGAGAATCGAGAATACATCACCCTTGTATTTGGTTGAAAGGTATAGGATGTGAATAACTGATTTCCAGAAACAATCAATTTCGTTCTTTCTTCACTGAGAATTGCGGGTACGATAAAAGAATCAACGAAGTTTGTCTTAATCAGATAAGAATTTGGAACATACTTCAACACAACTTCAACTTTCTTCATGGCTTCTGTCCAATAATATACGAACTGTTTGAATCTGTCTTGTGCATATCTCGTTTGATAAGAATGGAGATATACACTAATGACCTCTTGTTCTGGTAAAGGCTTCATTTCAAATTCATTCCACAATAAGAAGATTCGTGTACCGTCATACTTTCGAGAGAAGTCTTTCCAGTGCTTCACCACACCGAGGACACATGAGACGATATCCTTTTCTGCATCATCTGAGAATGGTAAAGAATTCATAAACTTAGATGCGTTGGATAATACAGTCACAAGTGTATTTAAGTCGATATAGATATCAAGGCCGTTTGGGGAAGAGAAATCTTCCCCAAGTACGGCTGAAATGACACGATATTTCGGTTTGATATACATACCAGCTATCGGACCAATTGAATATGACATATTGACACCCCCTTATTACAGTAATGCTTCCCCAAACTGATAGTCGGAGAATGCACGAACACCAACACGATTTACTTCATTTCTAATGTCGAAGATGCTGGAGAGTAACTGATTACCAGCTCTCTCAAATGCCAATGATGTTGTCGCAGATTCTGCAGAACCCAATGCTGTCTTTAATGGGAGAATCTGATATGGTTCATCTGGATTCAACCAGTTTGGACGTTTGACTTTATCATTGACATCTCTCAGTAAATGTCCGATGATGATTTCTCCATGAACACTAAGAATGGGAATCAAACGGTCTAACAATCTCATGAGCACAACAACTGCATCTTCCACACGTTCGAGTTTGGAAGCATTGGATGTGAAGAATTTCATAATGTCCATATATTTTGCGATGATGGAAATATTGATTGGTGTGATATTGCAAAGCTCTCCACCATTCTCGATAATCTTGAATGAGGAAATCTTATAATATACCACATCATCAATCTCCACTTTCTTTGCTTTGGACAAGACATCATCCGGAATTGCAATATCGGAATAATGACTGATGACAACTTCTTCCATATCTTTTCCACAATACAATGACAGACTCTCGGAAGAGGTATCATGATAATCTTCCTTGAGATAAATGTCAAACTTCTTTTCATCTTTTGGATATACCGTTGACGAATTCAGTGTGAACCATTTGTCAAAGTTTTCAGAGAAGTCGATCTTCTCTGCATCTGTCTTCAATAGATGTTTTGCAGACAAGATATTCTGGGATACACGAGAAGTCATCAGTTCTGTCGTATAAATGAATCCACCTTCCAGTTCTCCAACTTGTAATGCGATTGTACCATAACAAACATGGCAACAATCCTCATTCAAATTACAAGTACAAGGAGAACGGAACCACAGCTTCTTACCAAATAAGGATTTGTCACCCTTATGATATACTCGAAGAATACCATCATTCTTGGTACGCTGATAATATCGACCATTCATCATTCTGTCGGCAGATTCATCAATCGTAATCGGAATCAAATTACGAGACCCACAATCATACACCGTCTTGGAGATAGTACCGTATGTGAGAATCATCAGGTTTCTGTTGAAGTATCCTGCATCACCCATCCATCTATCATTCATTAAGTCTGGCACCTTTGCAGCAATCGCACCACCATAAAAGACTTCCAAGTCATGATAACCTGCTTTGAAGCCGTTCCCGTTCATGATGACCGGTACGATATCTTTACCATCCGGAATCTGGGAGAAGTTGATATACAATTCTTCCATCTGCTTTGGCTTTACGATATTTGCATACTTGGCATCCAAGAAGAAGGGATTACCACGTTTCGTCATCTCTTGTTCCAGAATCTTATAACGACGCTTGTTCTCTTCAACGATATCTGCGGTTTGCATCTCTGGACCATATTCCGTATTATTAATTTCAAATACGATTTCGGATTCCATATAATGGTCTAAGAACAAATTTTCTGCAGAGAAGATTTGCATATTGGCTTGACCAAATACCAGTGTCTGTTCTTTTAAGTCAAGTGCCATTTTTGCCATAATCTCTTGCACTTCCTGAATGGTATGACCCATTCCAAGGAGTGTTTCTACAATCTTATTCTGGATTTGTTCTCTGTCCTTTTGTGACATAAATTTGTGCAGAATGAAATCATCCAGATTTACCCGATTCAGATACGGGAGAATGGCACGGATAAATGCCATGGAAATCATGAATCGATTTAATGGGATTGCATACGTCAAGGTGTCATCGATATTCACCTTAAACTTGATAGGGGTGTGCTGGAGTACATCGGATTCCATATCATCGGGTCTGATATGGTTTTCCCAACACAATACGGCAACATCTACCACACGTTCATACAGCTCGTCATACTGTTCATAGGTGTGATATCTGTCAAGAATAATCATGTCTCCCAAGAGCTCATAAATGGTATCAGGAGAAGTAATCTCCTGATACTTGCGGATGTCTGTGAAACGAGATTCGTTTACATCAGTTTTCGTGTTAAAGTTCATACTGCTTTCCTCTCTTTCTTTATTTAAGAATCAATATCCGCTTGTGTCCACTTGAAGTTCATCAGTATCTCTTTTCTTGCAAGAACATTGTCTTTGGACTTGCCTACGAGAGCACCCATCTTTTCATATGCGAGTGCATCTTCAATGGTAACACGCTTAAGTCTGCGAGTACGAGGGTCCATCACAACTTCTCGCAATACTTCGGGGTCTGAGGAACCCAAGCCTTTATAACGGCCAGTGATTCTTGGATACATATCTTCAATCTCTTCAAAGAAGTGACTCAATTCAGATTGTCTTGAAAGATTCTTCTTGAGAGATTCGTATTTGACAATTAAACCATATTTATCCTGAATTCTAATAATATCGGACAAATCATTTACAAGTTCATCATCAATCAATACATATTGGTCGATATAATCGATAACTGCAGTCACCTGATTGGTATCATGATCAAATCCTATCTCCTTATATATCGGAGCGATGGACTTCAACCATTTATCCACATTCTTAATGAATTGATTCGCTGTCTTATATTGTGTTAAACCATATGCAATATGCTCCAATAGATATCGATTGACGCTACGTTTGATGGAGATTTCACGTAACGTGTCAGCATAATTGAATGCTTCGGTTACGAAGTCTTTGATGGATGTGTGATTGTTTGGTTGCTGCATAAAACGAATCTGCAAATCACCAATCGACTGAATACATGCTTGGATATATTCGGTCTGTGTCGCAACATACGAAATTGACTTCCCACGAGTCAACTGATACAACGGGGGTTCTGCAATATACAGCTTTCCAGCTCTGATGATTTCCGGTAAGAACCTGAGGAAGAATGTCATGTGTTCCACACGGATGTGATATCCATCAATATCTGCATCAGTTGAGATAATGATTTTATCAAACTTCAGTTTCTTAATATCAAAGGTTGGACCAACACCACATTCCAGAATGGGAATCAGATTCTTCCATGAGTCAGAGTTAATGGTTTTGAGTGGGTCTCCCTCATATGGGTTGAGATTCTTACCACGGAACATGAGAATGCCTTGCCAAGGATATCGGCTACCATTTACGCCTCCAGCAGCAGAGTCTCCCTCGACAAGATAAAGCTCTTTGGGATGCTCTGTTTTGGCAGATGTGGGTGGAATATACTTCTCAGTCTGTTGCCATTTCTTCTTGACACGTGTGGCTTTTGATAAATCACGTGCTTGTTCACCTGCAATACGAGCACGATGGTTTCCAAGAATGGCTTCTACGATAGAAGCGACAGCAGAATGATTGTCTTTCTTGAGTTGCTTATAACAAGCCTGTTCAATGGCTTTTCCAAGTTCTTTTGAAGCTACACAATGTTTTGCTTGAGATGAGAACATGTGTGCCATATCGCATTCGGCTTTCACAACAATCTGAAGATGGGATAGAATGTCCTTCCTCAAATCTTCACCAGCAAGCCTCTTATTACGCTTCACACATTCTTCTGTAATGAACTTGATGAAAGCTCTCAGAATGCCATCTACGTGGTCACCGTTCTGATGGGTATATATCATATTCATCCATGAGTGACGAATATCCTCAGCTTGATTTGCATAGAGAATTACGAATTCAGATTTGAATTTACGATGTGTTGTTTTCTCCATAAATGTCTCATCAATGTCACCTTCAAATTTGGACGTCAAACACTGACTCAGACGTTTGTCGTCTGGTATGTCAGAAAAGAATTCACGTAACCACTTATGTTGTACACGATATTCTTTTCCATTAACAATATACCTAGCTTTCGTAGCTGGATTAAGGGTATAATCAAAATCTTTCAACCAATTCACAACGAGTTGTACTGGAATTTTATCAGTCCCCATAATCTTCTTGGATGGCATAAATGTAACATCCAATCCATGTTCATCACCATCATAATCCTCAAGAATTCTATCAACAAGCTCAGCTTCTTTGTAGATGAGAGTGAGTCTCTTTTTCTCATCTAACCGTGTAGAAATTGTCTTGAGATAAGATGATAATGCAAGTAAACAAGTACTGCCACCCAGCGAATTTTCTCCTCTTGTTGCACCATTTGACCTTGTCATGTTACTGCCAGCTTGCATTGTTTCATAAATCTTCTGCATGATGTCTGTTGGAATACCTCTACCGTTATCATATACACGAATCGCTTTATCAGTCAATTCAATTGTAAATGAATCACATGGTGAATTCTTTTTCATAGCTTCATCTGAAGCATTATCAATCAATTCTTTACATAAGTGCAATACACCTGCTTCGCCAAGAGATGATATGAAAAGTGTTGGACGTGTTCTGATACGGTTTACGTCTACTTCAATAATATCAAACTTATCATCCTTGAACTGTTTTCCTGTGCTCATTTTCATATACCTCCACTTGATAAATACCATACTTGTCGAATATCTCATCGACTTTTGCTTCTAGTTCCAACCATTCCTCTTCCGTGAATTTCTGAGGATTCTTCCAATTGTCAGACAAATTTGGGAATTCTACCCCAGTCTGTTTCAATAATTGCTTAAAGTGTTTTACCTGAGTTCGAGTGATCACAGGCAGTCTTCTTCTAATGAGACCAGTGAGATGTGATGGTTGAATATCTTTGAGTGTTTCAATGATTTCATATATACATTCTCTTTGATTATCCGTAAACTTTGAACGAGAGTGATCTTCACCTCTGGGATTAATCTCAAGCATTGTATCGATTGAATGTCTCGCATTTTCCTGATTGGTTACAAATTCTAGATTCTTCAAATGATTATGTGTTGTATTTCCATCAATGTGATTGACCTGTAAATCCTTATGATAACCAGGCAATCTAAATGAAAACGCCAACAACCGATGAAGCCTTGCTCTCTTCCTATACAATTTGCCAGAACTATCCTCGTATTCAAGTGTGCATTTGTAATAATTATCACGTCTTCCAGTTGGTTCTGTATATATGAGCATATAGTCATTTGAATAAGACGAATATATTCGTCCAAAATTTGAAATTCGATACAACCCTTTCTTCGGATTAATTACCTCACCATTTTGCATGGTTATAGGACAAATCAAATCAACCCATTCTTCGAACTCTTCTTCCCACTTCAAATTACCGATGCGATTATCTCTGTTATCACCATTTATATGCACAACCTTAACAGGCTTACCATATCTCAGTTCCTTTGGAATTCTTAGAAATGTTAATGCAACCAATTCATCAATTGGATATAACACTGGTAAACTCGGTATTCCGCATTTCAATGTGACAAATGGGTGATAATCATATCCATTTGTGGAATGATATGACGGTTCCATTGGTGGATAATTGAATCCATCTCCTTTAATAGATATTCTTCCATGAGAAGATATCAGATATCCTGGTGCAATTTCAGAATGTCTCAATATCTCCCATTCTTCCTTCATGTAGTACATGAGCTACACTCTCCTTTATATATGATTATTCAACCAACAGTCATTCTCTATTGGTCAATTTAATCATATACATATCGTAAGTATGAAATTGTAATTGTAATTTCATAATATAATAGTTATGTCTATTTAGGAATTATTCTGTATATGTTGATAATAATAATAAAAGTTAGAATATACATACTATTGACGGGATAATAACGACGGAGGAGTTATTATCCCAATATAATATACAATGTATACAATAAGGAATTAATAATAATATAAAAATAATGTACTATATAGATTATTTGATAAATAGATAAGATATATGGTTACATTTCTCGCGACGGAAAACCCTTTACTCTAGAAGAAAAAAGAAAGAAAAAAGAACCCGGGCACATGCCCGGGTATATTATTTAGATGATGAATATTATATGCCGATCAATTTGTTTCTATGATCATATTCACACATGTAGCGTGACACTTTTCCATGTGTGAAATATATCGTGTGTTGGAGCATCCAGTACAACTTCTGCTGCACTGTCTCCATTCCACACTTTTTAATAGAATATTGATCAGCAACCTCCTCGTCTGATGTTCGGTGAATGACGTGCCCTAATTCATGGAAGATGTCGCTGATCATATAATTAAACACCTCCTCTCCTTCGAGGTCGAATTCGCCTACCAGAAAACCGTAGTCTTCTATGAATACGAATATTGCACCATGGTATGGTTCCAACTCATCATCATTATCTTCATTGATGATACAAGTTGCAAACCAGTTTTCACAAAAGAGATCAATGTACTCTTCGCGAGTCATTTCATTGATTTCTTCTTCTGTGAATTCTGATTTTATACAACGGACATAATCATCTTTGTCTTTCACGAGAAAGACGTGAGATTTATGTCTATGACATACTGCCTTTACTTTCCATGGCAGTTTTTCTGTTATATCATCGACACCATAATTGTCGATGATTTCTTGAATCGCTGATTTTTTCATTAAACATCGCTCCTTTCAAAAGCGGTAACGCTTGTCTCCCGACAATCGTGTTGGTAGATTATTTCGAATGAGTTTAATGGTCCATTGGAACCACCCCCTTTCTTACAGTACAGGCCCTGCGTTCCCGGCCCCTGTCACATCAGGATCACAATCACGGCTTGCAAATACTAATACCTACTCACCAAAACCCACTAGATGTAGGATGCCCGCTGGCTTTTTACATGACTTTCAACACGTTCTCCACTACCAACCTCTTCTCAGGTCGACGCCGGATCTCTCACGGGAATGTGAGTCCCATGGAGAAATTTCTCATTACTTGACTTGATCATTTGATATTTCACCCACGTCGAAACAGGATGAGAATGATCTTATCTTTTCACGAGACACGCTATTCTTTTAACGACATACAGCTCGGTCAATCCTCCTTAAAGATTGAAATGCTGATTCAGCATTTCACATGCATATCTGGAGGATTCATGGTTTTTTCTCCATCTGGTTTTCCTTCCAGATCCAGACATCTCCATCATCTCAGGTGGAATCTGAGAATACGGAGTATGGAACGATACCTGATATCGCTTGTTGTTGATCTTGAAATCGAAATAAGCGATAATGGAATCATACCCGTTCTGGTCATCCTCAATATCAGAGAGGTAATAATTGAAACCCGTCTGATGATTTCGGATGAGGTTGATCGCCGTCATAATGTACCACGTCTTAACGGAGTAACCGAAGTGACGTGGCGTGCGGAATTTATGAGTTGACGGCGCTAACTCATAAATTCCTTTCCCCGCATCAGAGGCAATCTGTGCGGAGATGATGTGGATGGCAATCTGCTTTTCCACATCAACAGTCTTGTGATTCCGCATAAGATCACCTCCTAGAAGCGGAAGAATGTCAAGTGGGCCCAGTCGTATATCCATTTGGCCAACTTGACATGCATTCCCGGATTCCAATCTAATGTTAGTTCAGAATCAGGAATTCCCATCAGCCTCCATGCCGAGGCCAATAAGATAAATATTTCGTCATCTTGTATCCCGAGTGTGATCTCGGAATACGACGGGGAATACCGGTAGGCCAACATCACCTGAAGCTCCCTACCGATAGCTTCAGGGTCATACACGAAGTAATCGCGCTGTACGTAATATGCGAGAGCGCGAAGCACTTCTTGTGTTCTGGCAAAAGCATCACCAGAATGTTCATCCATGAATTCATTATCAATTAACATATCTAACACCTCCTTACTATATGATAGCTCACTTCATTTTATTTGGGAATGGTATGAAGTGTCTAGCATCCGGATGTGTCCAGTCAACAAACCAGACATTTCCATATCCGGAGTAAATAGGACTCAACGGAGCAATCCGTGAGTCGGGTGTTTTGGCGGTCGCTTGAGTGTTCTCGGCCGCCTTTTTATTATTGATAATGGAATTGAGATTTTGATTGTTCATATCGAACAACTCCTTTCAAATATTTGATTTGATATATTTCTATATCAAATAAATGATATCTATATAAAAAATTAAAATAATAGAAAACCATACATGTAATTAGAGTTCATGATGTGTTGTCTAATTGACAATTCATGCATACTTTCCTTAACTGAACTAAATTAATTTGATTTAACAAAGTTCGGCACATGTGAAGATGTGCACATGTGTAAAAACAATCCTTTATATTTTTTCATTTTTTGGATGGGGCCACATGGCCCCATCACTCTTTTTATGTTTCAAACGTTTTCGTAACTTTATTATTTGAAAGGAGATTATTATGAATGAAGATTCAAGGATTATACGACATTGATCAAGCTATTAAGATCAATGATTTGAAAGAAGTCACATCTTCTCGTATCTATATTACTGAAAATACATTCCATCCACAAGGATTGTTTTCAGAAGAAATCTTTGGTCAAACCAATAGTGAACGAGAATACAGATGTGGATATATTAAACTTCCCATTCATATCTTCAATCCCAATGTTGCCAAAACCATCATTATGAGAAGTGGTGGTATCATCAAGAAGATGGCATATGCAGAAACACGTTGTTCTTTAACGGAAGATGGCATCTTAAAAGCAGATGAAGAAGGACCATATTGTGGATTGGTTGACTTGTATAATATCTGGGACAGAATCAATATACGGGAAACATTGAATACACGTTCTCAAGATAATATCGATATCTTAACTAAGATACCAAAGAAATTATTATTCAATGATAAAGTATTGGTATCACCACCTGCGATGAGACCAGTCGGTGAAAGAAATGGCCGTCCGGTAAAGAGTGAATTAAATACAATCTATATGGGCATTATCGGTTTAAAGAGTGTCACATCACATACCACCACAAAGGATGTGTACCAAGTTTATTGTAAATTCCAAAACTTTGTGATTCAAATTTATGAGTACATCAATAACTTAGTATCCTCTAAGACGGGATTCTTTCAACAACATATGATGTCCAAAACAACATCATTTGCCGCAAGAAATGTTATTTCCGCACCACATTACAACACGGACAATCCGGAGATCGGTATCTATCATACTGGATATCCGATGCATACGATTGTATCCATGTTTAACCCATTCATCAAATTCCAAATGAAACAATTCTTTTCTTTTTCTCATATTTCCCAAATACATCCGAATCCGGATGAAATTGATGCTGAAGTATTGGCAAATATTTATGATGACCAAACCATCGATACACTCATAAAGATCTATGAGAAGAACCCCGGTGCACGTTTCCGTATCATGTATTTGGATGCAGAAAATACCAAACCCATCATATTCGAAGGATTTGATGTGAAGAACAATCAACATGTCAGTCGCCCATTGACATTGACGGATGCAATTTTTATATGTTGCCGGAGAGGCGTCATTGATGCTGGAAAGATGGTGTATTGTTGTCGATATCCGATGGGTGACCACTATGGTGCTTTCTTCACATATCCTGTATTATTATCAACGACAACGACAACTGTGATGCAGTGGCAAGGAGATACCTATACATCATATCCCGTTGTGGATCCCAATTTGGATCACATGAAAGTGTCCACATTATTTGCAGATACCTTAACACCATCCAATGCACGTTTAAAAGCAATTGGTGGTGACTATGATGGGGATACGGTTAAGAGTACTGGTATCTGGTCGGATGAAGCAACGGCACAAGCGGACAAACTGATGCGATCTAAATTATATAATATCCGAATGGAATGTCGAACCATGTTTCCATGTACCATTGAATGTTTGAATGGTTTGTATGGATTGACGAAAATGGAAGAATAAGGAGATGATATTCATGAGATATACATTTGATGAACTCATTCAGGAACAACAAGAAGAATACGAACTCGAAGTATTGTATCAATTATCCAATTATCTCGTAAAAGAGGTAATCATGGAGCAATATGTATTAGAAGAGGATACCACACCCCCAGATGGAAATCAAAATCAACAACAATCACAATCTGAACAACCATCATCCTCTACACCAACAAACGCTCCATCACAAGAGCCACCGAAACCCACAGATGATAAACAGCAGCCACAGGCAGGTGATGCACAACCACAACAGAATCCATCATTATTGGATAAAATTATCGGTGTCATCAAACGAATCTTTGGTGCGATCTTCGGTTTCTTTGCAAAGATCGTTGGTTGGGTCAAGGGCTTGTTCACAAGAGGAAAGAATGTGGAAACACAAGATCCCACACCTGAGGATGAACAACAAGAAGCTGCAGAAGAAACCCCACAGCAATTCCCAACGGAGAATGCAAATGATCCAGAAGCAAATGCGGAAATAACGGAAGATGATGTTGCACAAATATTCACACAAAATGAGAATGCAGAGGGTTCACAATCATCTCCCAATGAACAACCAAATCCAAGCCAACCACCAAATCCAAATGATCAAAATCAACAACCTGATCAAAACCAAAATGGTGAGTTTAATCGTTCCACCCCATTAGACGTACAATCTTTACGTGAAAGCACCGATCAATTAGATGCAGATGTTGCAAAAAAGAAAAGTGCGGTTGGTGGATTATTGAATTCCTTAAAACAAACATTTGGTATTGGTTCGGACAATGGTAGTGATGCACAAGCCGGGAATGATGTGAATCAGCCAAATAATCCCAACCAATCTGGCGGTGGTGACGCACAAAAGACCAGCCAGGAAATGCAATCCAAGTTGTCTCAAGTGGAACAGCAGTTCAGTCAACTTGAACAACAATTAAGTTCTGGCAATCTTTCTGAAGAAGACCAACAAACTTTATCACAACAATTGGATGAACTCAGATCGGATTTGTCCAGTGTTAAGGAAATGACAAATGGTAAAGTTCCACAAAAGCTTCCCGCATTGGCTGCATTATCACCAACAGCTACTGTTAACTGGTATATGAAACATGATCCTGAGGGATTGGATTTGTATATTCAAAGTTTGGATAAGCGTACTGAGATTCTGAAAAAGCAACAAGAATTTTCTGCATTGAAGAAATCAGCCACACAAAAGAATCCAAATTTATTGGAACCATTACGTGAATTACAAAATAATTTGTTTGGTCAAGGTGCAATTGATCGTGCAAATGCAAAAGCACAACTTGCAGAAGCAAAACAAAAAGAAGCGGAAGCGAAACTTGGACAGAAAACTGCAGAAGCAAATATGAGAACTGTTAATGCAAATGCAAATGCACAAGTTGCGGAAGCAAAACAGAAAGAAGCGGAAGCAAACCTGGCCCAAACGCAAGCGAATGCGAAATCAAATAATATCAAAAATAGTTTTACTCCAGATGGAGGAAACCCTGTTTCTAGATTTTTCAACAGAATCTTGGGTAATGGAACATATTCGAATACAGGAAGTGGTGGTGGTCCAAAGGGAGACACCCATACTTACAATATTAATTATACAGGTTTGCCCGGTGGAGCACCACCTCCTGGCACACCCCCTACACCTCCTGCACCTACGCCTACACCAACACCCGGAAGTCCAACTCCTTCTGGATTGGATCCATCTGATCCCACAGTTGCTGCACTTATGAGTCAATTGACCGATATTCAAACAAAAGTAACAAATGCAGAAACAAAATTGTCTGACATTGAAACAAAGGTAGACACTGTTGAATCAAAGGTGGATGATGTTGACAAAGATCTTGCCAGAGTTGACGCAAAACAAAATAAGATATTAACAAATGTGAAGACAAAATTTCAACAATTGAGCTCCAATCTAGCTGATGTTAGAAAAGATATAAAGGATGGTCGTAAATCGATCAGTCGTCAAATCAGCGATGTACAAACATCCACAAATAATAAAATTGATGACGCAGTTCACACATTAAATGCAAATGATGGAGCCCTTTCTTCTCAAATTGATAAAGCAAAACAAGAAACATTAACTGCATTAAATGATGCAAAAGCAGAACTGGAACAGAAGTTTTCTGAAGATTTAACACAAGCAAAATCTGACATTAATGACAACATGACAAATACCGCTGATGCTTTAGCCACAAATATTAAAAATACGGAAACCAGAATCAATGGTAACATCAATAATGTGAACACTAATGTGAACAACTTACAACAATCCTTAGACACCCACATGGGATATCGAGCTGGTGCTGAAGCAAACATACAGAATCAATTGAACGACTTACAACAATCTCAAGCACAACAAGGTGAGAGAATGGAAACCATTGCAAATGACCAACGTGAAAGCATGGGTGCAATGAAGCAACAATTGAATGGTTTACAGCAAGGACAGCAACAATTGAATGATAAGATGGACAAATCCAATGTAACCCAGCAACAAATG